TGGACGAGTTCGGCAAGGGAGCCCGCTGCAAGTGAAGCCCCGCACCTGCGCCTACGAACCCTGTGGAAAGAATTTCATCCCTTTGAGGATGGGGCAGAAAGTCTGCAGCCCGACATGTGCCGGGAGATTGGTTCGTGCTCAAAAGGCGCAGGGCAAGAGGGAGCTTCGCGCCCGCAAGGCAGCCCTGAAGACCATTCCCGATCTACTGAAGGAGGCGCAACGTGAGTTCAATGTCTATATCCGTGAGAGAGATCGGCTGGCCGGACATCCTTGCATTAGTTCTGGTCGGATTCTTGATTGGAGTGGGAACAACGTGGACGCAGGGCACTACAGGAGCGTCGGCTCCGCTCCCCACTTGCGATTCGATGAGCGCAACTGCCACGCACAGTCAAAGCACGACAACCAATGGAAGTCCGGAAATGCTGTGGACTATCGGATCGGACTCATCGCTCGGATTGGGCTTGAAGCCGTCGAGGCCCTGGAAGCCGACAACCGAATCCACAAGTGGACCCGCGAAGAACTGATCGCCATCCGAGACAAGTACCGTCGCCTGACAAAAGAGCTTCGTGCAGCGCGTGAAGCAATGGAGGCCACATGATCCCTCTACTAGCCAACTGCGAAACCTATGAGATATGGGAAGACGAAGTCATAACCCGTGCGGATTCGTTCATCCCGATGGAACCCCGGTCAGAACTTCCAGCAGAAGTCCACCACACCGAGCCTTTTGATGCTGATAGGGCTTGGAGGGCTACGACAGCGATGTGTGAAGGAGTGAGGTGATGACGGACAAAGAACTGCTTGCGCTGGCTGCGAAGGCTGCTGGGATGCTGCCCACCCCACCCAGCAAAGAATGGGACTACACGCTCAATGGTGGCCTCGCGTTCTGTGGCGGAGGTGAATTTGTTGAGTGGAACCCTCTAACCGATGACGGGGACGCACTGAGGCTGGCGGTGAAGCTCGGGATCGTTATCGATCTCCGCTACACGAAGCCCGAAGTCCGCAAATACAACGCAACGCATTACTGGCTCCCGGGGAAAGAGTCGCGAGGATGGAGCTCGGTGGAATTCGACCTGCACGAGGATCCTTTCGCGGCCACTCGCCGCGCCATCGTTAAAGCTGCAGCGCAAATGGCTGGGTCCGCGCCACCCCTGACGGCGCAATCAACTAAGGAGTGATTCATGTACGCACAAATGCAAACCACGCAGGCCCCGTACCTTGGGAGCATTTCTCAAGCGGCTGTTGATACCCCGCGCCTGCCAGAGGTGACACATCAGTTGGACGCGCTGGCCCGCAACGTGGCCGGGCTGGCCGACGTGGTATCACAGATCGAATCACGTCTGGCCGCGTCAATTCTGAGGCCGGAGCCGCCGCAAGCCGCAGAGAAAGGAGCAAACCAGTTGCGTACCGCCATGGCTACGCACACGGGGTCGCTGTTGCAGGAGCAAAACGACTACCTTGTGTCCACGCGCCTGCGTTTGGAAAGCATGCTCGCTCGCCTTGAAGTCTGACGGCGCAATAGGAGAGAGTGAATGAGCGAATTCTGGCTTTGGTTCTGGCGACCGATTGCTGAGGCTCTCGGCGTATTTGCATTGGTCACTGTGGCCGGGTTGCTGCTCTTTTGCTGGGTATGGATTGCTCGCTGGGTCGAAGCCCGCTCGTTCGAAAAGCAGCAGCTGGCAGCAGCGAAGAAAGCAGCAGTCGAGGCGAAGGCAAAAGCAACACTGTGATGACCGAACACCTCCTGTCCGCCCTACAAGAGACAGAACAAACCGCAAGAAAGATCGAGCGGCTACTGGCCGAACTCATTCGGGCACAGGAGGAGTTTCAAGAACGTGTAGCCAAGGTATCCGCCATTGTGGCAATTGAGCAGGCTAGGCAGGAGGACTAAATGGAACTGAGCAACCTCAGGAATGTGAGCATCAAGAACGAAATGGTGTTCGCGACCATCGATCAAACGATTTCTAGCGAGACCGGGATGTTGTGGTGGAGAAAGCGGTTATCCCGGACAGTTGAAAGGCCCATTGCTCGCCGTTGCGGAGGATTTTGGTACTTCGCTGATACGGGCGAGTTCACGCCAAGCCTTGTGGTAGAGGCACTTGCCCGCGTATGGGAAGCCAAGAACGGCCGCACGATCTTTTAGACCCGGAGGACTGATTGAAGCGCGATTTCATCGATTTCTTCGAGGTCGAGCCTCAGCACCTCACCATCCACGAAAAGCTGGTGAACTGGGCACTTTGCGTCCAGTATCACAAGCAGATGGGAGCCCCTCTGGCCCGAATCTGGCGTATGGGCAGGCCGAACGGGCGCCAATGGCATGCGCCGGAGCTGCGCCCTGAGCCGGACTACGCCGATGGCACGAAGATCGAGCACGCCGTGAGAAACCTGCCCGCGCCCCATGCCTACGCCCTGCGCTGGAGCTATGTGTGGCAGACGAGCCCCATGAAGGCCCGGCGCGAATTAGGGGTGACGGCTGAAGCCTTGGCGCGCCTGGTCAAAGACGGAAGGTCGATGCTAAAAAACCGCTTGCATGTTGCGTAAAGATAATTTACACTGCGCGCCATCGAGCGCGAACGTCGCATCAAGTCGATCATCCTTGCGGAGGGTGGAGGCACCACGCAAGAGACAGACTAAACGCATGGTGGCTGGGAACCGAGTTCTGCCGACTCCCGGGGGCGCGAACAGTGGGTCTTAAACCAATCGCACCAGTCTCCAGCCGTTTGTTCTGTTCAGTGCGTGTAGCTCAGTTAGAGTGCGGGGGTCGTCCCCGAGGTCCGGCGCAACTCCGGCTCGTTACTCCCAAAGGCCACGGGAGGCTGGACAGAGCAAAACTACATCGCCCGCCAGATCAATCGGTCTGAGCGGGCTTTCTGTTTTCGGTGAATGCGCAGTGCTGAAGCGCGATAGTGGTATGGGAAGTGGTGCCGTTGAGAAATGCCCTAGCCCACGCGGACGGAAGCGGCTTAGGTTGACGCGAACTGCCGGAGATCAGCACCGGCCACCGAATCCTTTGCTTGGGCACGAGAGCATAGACACCCCCTCTAGCTCGCGAAGCTTATCTCCTGTTCCTCTCGTCGCCCGGCATTTAACCGAAGGAGCCGACATGCCCTTGACCAAATCCACCAGCAAGCAGGCGTTCAAGAAGAACGTCGAGCGTGAGGTCCAGGCCGGAAAACCGCCCAAACAGGCAGTAGCCATCGCGTACTCGGTCAAGCGCCAGGCTGAGAAGAAGGGCAAGAAGTGAGATTCATTCCTGGCTGGCTCCATTGCCGTCTGCTGGGTTATCGGTGGTATCGCCGCATGTGCGGCATCCCCGAGCCAAGTGCTGAATTTGCGTGGTTCACGGGCGAAATCCTCAGAGGTTTTGAGACTAGTTTGTCGAAGTCGAGCGCCTTCTCTGCCGTGCAATTGCCTGAGCAACTGCAAACGCATCAGTTCCGCATCAACGTTCCCGCGCGATATTTGCCGAGGCTGGAATGAAAAAGCTCCGCGACCTCCTTCCGAAGCGCCTTCGCGACAAGTACGCCCCGAAGAAGTGACCATGTTCCAACCCCTCAAAGACAACCTAGTCGTTCGTCTGGACGAATCCATCCCCAGCGCGGCGAAGTTCGGCTTGTACGTTCCTCCAAAGACCGATGCATGGCGAGCCAAGGATGGTGCGGTGGAAGGGGAGAACCGTGGGACTGTGGTTCGTATTGGCCCGGGTAGACGGTCGGAAGACGGGGACTTTCTCCCCATGTCCGTGCAGGTCGGGGACATCGTCCGTTTCGGAGAACTGGAATATCCGAGTGAGACCGTGGATGGTCAAAGGCACGTCCTGATCTCGGAGATGGATGTTTTGTGGGTCGAAGAGCCCGAGGAATCGGCATGAACGAGATTCAAGCAGCAATTCAGGCGCGGAAAGAAACCCTGGAGGCAGTGAATCGGACGATGCAGGGTCCGTTTGATTACGAAGCGTTCAAAACCGCGATGGATGCGGATTCTGCAGCCTCCAGCAGCCTCTATGAATTGCTTCGAGCCCGCTTCAAGGAACTGAAAGCCAAGGAGCAGCTGTCGTGAAACCCATCGGCAACATCTCCCAGTACATCGACCTGACCAAGCCTCAAAGCGCCGAAGCCATTCGCTCGGCTATCAAGCGCATGCAAGCCGAAGAGAAGCCGATCACCGTCAGGACTGCGGCAAAGGCTGGCTATGGGCTGGAGCTGATCGCCGCCCATCCCGTGGCCAGAGCCTGCGCCACCTACATGGGAAGGCAGATTCAACCACTCCCCCGATTCATCAAAGAGTAATTGCCATGCCTACAGGCCGCCCAACCGACTATCTCCCCGAGTTCTGTGAGCGGGTAATCGAGTACGGGAAAGCGGGGAAAAGCGTTGCTTGGTGGGCTGCAGAACTGGGTGTCAACAAGGACACGCTGTATGAATGGGTGAAGGTGCATCCCGAATTTTCCGACGCCTTCAATCGCGGGAGGCTGGAATCGCAGCGCTGGTGGGAAGATTTGGGTCAGGAATACGCTCTGAGTCGCAAAGACGGGCCGACGTTGAACGCCGGCGTCTACAACCGCTCGATGGCCGCTCGCTTTCCTGACGACTGGCGCGAGAAGAGCGAGACAACGCACCTTGGCCCGAACGGAGGCCCAGTGCAGATCGTTGCCAGCCAGCACGACGAAAACCTCTAGGAACATCGATGTCAGTGATTCAAGCCATCGCCCCTGTTTTCGGGTCGAATCAGATCGTCACGGCCAACTCGTCGTCGCAGACGGTGTCGATCAACGCTTCTGTCCCTCAGGTTCGAGTGGTCAACACCGGGGCGAACAAAGCCTATGTCCGGACCTACTCCAGCAGTGGTCCCGCTCAAGCCGCGACTACCGCTGATTTCGTGGTTCTGCCCAACATGGCAAGTACGTTCACCAAGAGCAACCACGACACGCTGGCGTACATCTCGGCTGCCGGGACGACGTTGGAAATCATCTCTGGCGACGGGCTGTAATCATGGATGTCGGTTTCTCAAGCCCTGCCGGTAATACGAACATCACCGGGGGGAGCATCAATGGAACCCCCATCGGCCAGACAACGCCTGCAGCTGGCAAGTTCACGACCCTAGAAGCAACACAGGCCGCTACGTTGGGTGGCGGGATCGGCTCATACAACGGGGTGAACACTGTCGGAAGCGGCGTCCCAGCTGAATATGCCCAAGCGAATCGCGCAGCCCAAGCGGCGGATGTTGCAGCAACGACGCTGTATGCGATTCCTGTGGGCAAAGCTGGTATGTACCGAGCCACCTGCTATGCGGTGGTGACCCAAGCTGCGACAACGTCTTCGACCCTCCCGAATATCGGGATCTTGTGGACGGATAACGATTCAAACACTCCTCTCAGCGCGGCCAATGTGACGAGCACGAACACGGCGAATGCAGTGGGAGCGTTTGCCCAAGGGCAACAGATCATCTACGCGAAGGCTGGGACGAACATCCAGTATCAGACGAGCAACTACGCATCGTCTGGAGCTACGCCCATGCAGTTCGCAATGCACGTCACGCTGGAGTATTTGGGCTAGCGGATGCAGCTCACTGCGAAGCAGCTGGCCGCTCAGGAAGTCCTCAGCGGCCCGGCAACGCATTGCATGCTGTTTGGCGGATCGAGATCGGGAAAGACATTCCTGCACGTCCGGAACATAGTTTTTCGGGCCTTGAAGGCGCCCGGTAGCAGACACGGCATCTTTCGCTTCCGTGCGCTGCATGTGCATGAATCGATCGTTCTGGACACCTTCCCTAAGGTAATGCGGCTGGCATTCCCCAATGTCCAGTACACGATGCACAAGGGGGATGGGTACGCCACGATCCACACCGGAGCTGAGGACAGCGAGATATGGTTCTCCGGCTTGGACGACAAAGAGCGCGTCGAGAAGGTGCTGGGCAAAGAATTCGCCACGCTGTACTTCAACGAGTGCAGTCAGATTCCGATGGGCTCGGTGGATACGGCTCTAACCCGCTTGGCGCAGAAGGTGGAAAGCCGAATCGAGGGTAAAGAACCGCAGTTGCTGAAAGTGCGAGCGATGTACGACTGCAACCCACCGTCGAAAGCTCACTGGAGCTACAAACGGTTCGTTCAAAAGCTCGATCCGGAGACAGGCAAGCCTCTTCTCGATCCGAGCGATTACGCCGTGTTCCAGATGAACCCGGAGGACAACCAGGAAAACCTATCCCCGAAGTACCTGGAAATGCTGCGAGGCATGTCGGCCCGCATGCAAAAGCGCTTCCTCAAAGGCGAGTTCGCAGATGCAACGCCCAATCAGCTCTTCCCCGAGGAAGTGATTGACAAGTGGCGCGCGAGCGAAGAGTTGCCTGAAATGGTTCGCGTGGTGGTTGGAGTCGATCCCTCGGGTTCGGGTGATGTGGACAACGCCGACAACGATGCAATCGGGATCGTGGTTGGAGGTCTCGGGACAGACGGGAACGCCTATCTCCTGGAGGACTGCACCGTCAAAGCCGGTCCTGCGACATGGGGTCGCATTGCGGTGAATGCGTGGCAACGACATGCGGGAGACGCCATCGTCGGTGAGGCGAACTACGGAGGTGAGATGGTGCTGCAAACCATCCGCTCCGCAGCCGCCGGCGAAGGTGTCAGACCCTTGGTGAAGAAGGTGACCGCTTCACGCGGGAAGGTTCAACGAGCCGAACCCTTCAGCGCCCTGTACGAGCAAGGAAAGATTCGCCACGTCGGCGAGTACCGCGAACTGGAAGACGAAATGACCGCGTTCTCGACCTACGGATACATCGGGGAGAACTCTCCGAACCGGGCTGATGCGTGGTTCTGGGTGTTGGCCGAACTCTTCCCCGGCCTAGTCAAGCCCACTGCTGCAGAGAAGAAGGAAACCACGATCAAACCCCGCATCCCCGTCTCCATGGGATGGATGTCCTAAATGGCGAAGAAAAGCCTCATCGAAGAAGTCCGCGGCTTCATGCAGTTGTGCATCGATGCTGAAGGGTCGAATCGTGCGGCTGCGCAGGAGGACATCCGCTTTTCGTCTCTTGGGGAGCAGTGGCCCACGCAAATCCGCATGCAGCGGGACATGGATCGTCGTCCTTGCCTGACCATCAACAAGACGGACACGTTTGTCCGTTCGGTGGTCAACAACATGCGCCAGCAACGCCCCAGGATCAAAGTGCATCCTGTGTCTGGCGGGGCGGATAAGGCCATAGCAGACGTGATCCAAGGCTTGACCCGTCACATTGAAGTGTCGAGCAACGCTGATGCAGCCTATGACACCGGAGCAGACTATCAGGTCCGGATGGGATGGGGCTACTGGAGGGTGGATTCCCAGTACGTCGATGAGATGAGCTGGGAGCAGGACCTGTGTATCAACCGGATCAGAAACCCCTTCTCGGTGTACTTCGATCCGTCGAGCATTGAACCGGATGGACTGGACGCAACCCGTGTAGCGGTGACGTACATCATGCGCCGGGAGGACTTCGAGAAGAAGTACCCGGGCAAGAAGGTGACGAGCTGGAGCATCACGGGTCCGGGTGATGACATTCCGACCAACGATGAAATTCTGCTGGTCGAGTATCAGCGGATCGAGGAGAAGTCCGAAGACCTCATTCGCCTGTCGGATGGGAGTTCTGTGTGGGCGTCAGACTTCGATGCGGAGCTGGCGGAGGCCAAGGGCCTGATCGAGATCGATCGCCGCAAGTCGGTGAAACGACAGCTGAAGCAGTCCCTCCTCTCAGGGGCCGACGAACTCGAAAGCCGCGATCTACCCGGGAAATACATCCGCATCATCCCTGTGTTCGGGGGTGAGGTCATCGATTCGGGGAAGGTGACGCGGTATGGGATGGTGCGCCATCTCAAAGACCCACAGAGGATGTACAACTTCTGGCGAACTCAAGAGACGGAGTTCGTGGCGCTGGCTCCCAAAGCTCCTTGGCTCATGGCCGAAGGGCAGGATGAGGGGCATGAGGACGAGTGGAACAACGCCAACACCAAGAACTATTCGAGCCTGAAATACAAGCCGACGACGATTGCAACGTCGCAAGGGGAGGTCCCGCTTCCTCCTCCCCAGCGGATGGAGCCACAGGCTATTCCCGCTGCATCGGTCAACGCCGCCCAGATGGCGAGCGAGGACTTGAAAGCTGTTGCAGGGATGTTCGATCCGGCTTTGGGTGCTCCGGGGCAGGAAACGTCCGGCGTGATGGTCCAACGCCGGCAACAGCAGTCGGACCTCTCGAACTTCCACTTCTACGACAACTACACCCGCTCCATTCGAGCGACGGGTGTGGTGATCCTGGACCTGATCCCGCACTACTACGACACGCAACGTGTGGTGCGGATCATCGGAGAAGATGGAACGCCGGACTCGGTCACGATCAACGAACAGGCAATTGGAAAAGTCCTGAACGACGTGACCGTAGGCCGGTACGACGTGGTGATGGACACCGGGCCGGGCTATGACACGAAACGCCTAGAGGCGCAGGAAATCCTCACGGAGCTGGCCAAAGCCTTCCCGCAGCTGATGCAGGTTGGCGGGGACCTGATCCTGCGTCAGATCGATGCTCCGGGTGTGGATGCGCTCGCGGATCGACTCGCAGCCCTGATCCCTGCAGCGCAGATCGACAAAGAGCTGCCGAAGGACATGGACCCGCAAGTTCGGAAGTTTGTCGCGGGGATCATGCAGCAGCTCCAGCAGGCCAAGCAGGTCGTTCAGCAGCTCACGATGGAGAAACAAGCGAAGGTCTTCGGCATCGAGCAGAAGGAACATGCTGTTACCGAGCGCGAAATGCTCAAGGAAGACGCCGAAACGCAGCGTCTGCAGATGAGGGAAGCCGCCGCAGATCGTCGCGAAGAGCGCCGCCTTACCTCCCAAGAGCAGATGAACACGCAGGACAACCATGTCTCTCTGGTTGAAACCGAGATGACAGTTGATGCGAATTTGAAGCTAGGGCACATGAGGGCCCAGCAACGTGGAGTGCCGAACAACAACCGGCCCACGAATCAGAAATAGACGAATAGCGCACGTCACGCGCTAACCGCTGCCAGTCGGCCTACTGGCGAACCCGCCCTGAGCAATCACGGCGGGTTTTTCGTTTCTGGAACGTTAAACCATGACCGAAGCCACCCAAACGGCGACTACGACTGATGCGCGTGAAGCATCGAAATCCCGCGTGCAAACGCAGGAAACCGTTCTAGCCAATCTTGAACCGCAAGGGGCCGCGTCAGTGCCTGCCGAAGAGAAATCCGAGGCCGAGAAGGACAAGGACGGGGGCGAATCCAAGCCCAAAAAGACCGCGCAGGAGCGCATTCAGGAGCTTGCAGCCAAACGTAAGGAAGCCGAGGCAGATGCCGAAGCAGCCCGACGCGAAGCCGCAGAACTGAAAGCACGCCTGCAAGCTCTTTCAGCTCAAGCGCAACCGCTGAAGGACGATGACAAGCCGCTGCGTTCTCAGTTCGGCACAGAAGACGAGTTCATCGAAGCTCTGTCCGACTGGAAAGCAAGGCAAGCCATCGCCAAACGCGAGCAAGAGCAAGCGCAAGCCCGCGCCGAAGCCGAAGAGGCCGAAATCGCGGCGACATGGTCTCGTAGACAAGAGCAGGTGATGAAAGTCCTTCCCGACTACGCCGAGGTCATCGGCAAGTCGGAAGTCTCCATACCTCCTCACATCCATCGAGCCATTCTGGACAGCGACCAAGGACCGCAGATCGCCTACTACCTGGCCCTGCATCCCGAAGAAGCAAAGCGAATCGTGCACATGGACCCCATCCGGGCCGTGAAACGGATCGCCAGTCTGGAGCGCGACCTCGCTGCCATCGAAAGCGAAGAGCAGGAAGAGCAATCGGTCGAAGTGGACAAGGACAAGCCCAAACCGCAGAAATCGAAGGCTCCGCCTCCTATTGATCTGCCCAAATCGACGCCCTCTGCGACTCCGTCCACGACGAACAGTTTCGAGGAATACAAGCGCCGACGACAGGCCGAACAGAGGAAGTAGAGCCAGTCACCCACCGAAGGCCCGCAAGGGCCTTTTTGTTTGGACTGGATAGGAAATGGCAAACACTTTGCTCACTATCAGCGACATCACGAACGAGTCGCTGATGATTCTCGAAAACGAACTTGTTCTTGCGGACAAGGTCAATCGCGAGTACGACGACCGCTTCGGTGTGGACGGCGCGAAGATCGGCTACACGATCAACGTGCGTCTGCCCGCTCGCTTCATCGGTACTGCAGGCCCGGCGCTGAACGTCGAGGACTTCGTGGAAAACAGTCGGCCGGTCACGCTGACGAACCAATTCCACGTTGACACGCAGTTCATCACCTCGGATCTGCTGCTGTCGATGGACATGTTCTCCAAGCGTGTCCTGAAACCGAAGATCGCGACCATCGCGAACCGCGTGGACAACGACCTCGCGAACTTCATGCGTTGGAACACCGCCGCATCGGTGGGTACGGCTGGCACTGCTCCCACGACGCTGGCTCCGTTCATCTCGGCCGGCGCGATCCTGGACACGGAAGCTGTCCCGCGTGACGGTGACCGCTGCATGGTCCTGTCGCCCTTCACGCAAGCCTCGATGGTCAACGCCCTCACTGGCCTGTTCAACCCGCAAACCCAGATCGGTGAGCAGTACAAGAAGGGGATGATGGCCCGTGAGACGGTGGGCTTCAACTGGTACATGGACCAGAACATCAGCTCGCAGACGAACAAGGCTGTCGCAGGGACTCCTCAGTTCTCCACGACCGGTACGTCGTCTGCCCTGAAAACCTCCGGCTGGGCCGATTCGGGCACGCTGCAAACCAAGGGTTGGAGTGCTTCGACGGCCATCCTGAACGTGGGCGACGTGTTCACCATCGCTGGCGTGTTCATGGTGAACCCGCAAGCTCGTCAAGCCACGGGTCAGCTGCGCTACTTCGTGGTGCTCCCGGCTTCCGGTACTCCTTCGGCGGGCACGTTCGCCGCGACGACCGACATCTTCGGCAACGTCAACGGGGGCACGTACACCTCCGATGGTTCGGGTAACTGCCAGATCACCATCGCTGAGTGCATCATCTCTGCGGGTCAGTTCCAGAACGTCTCCGCAGCTCCTGCGAACAGCGCTGCAATCACGCTGTATTCGACCACGGCTCAAACCTCGCCGCAAGGTCTGGCCTTCCACAAGGACGCCTACACGCTCGTGTCGGCGGACCTCCCGCTCCCGGGTGGGGTGGATATGGCGGCTCGCGCAGCTCATAAGGACGTGGGCTTCTCGATGCGTGTGGTTCGCCAGTACACGATCAACAACGACGCTCTGCCGACGCGTATCGACGTGCTGTACGGGTACGCACCCCTGTACCGCTCGTTCGCTTGCCGCGTCCACGGCTGATGAAACCAAGGCCCTTCGGGGCCTTTCTTCTTGAAAGGATCACATCATGAGCAACACCAATCCCGGACCGGCAACGACCAGCACGAACAACACGTCGATGGGCTATGGAAACATCGCCCTCGACGTTCTGTTGGGTGCCACGCTGTCTCCCTCCGCAGTTTCGGCCAACACCACGGCCGAACAAACCTTCACGGTTACCGGCCTTCAGGTCGGCGACATCGTGAACGTCACGAAACCCACCGCGCAAGCTGGTTTGGGCATCGTGGGTTCCCGTGTGTCTGCGGCGAATACGCTGGCGATCACGTTCTCCAACAACACCGGCGGCTCGATCACCCCGACCGCGTCGGAAACGTATGTGGTGAATGTGGTTCGCCCGATGCCTGCGTATGTGGGCAACCTGCCGACCTCGCTGCCGATCTAAAGAGTTCTCCAGGGAAGCAGTAGCCCTTCGGCCCCGTTCGCGGGGCCTTTTCTTTTTCACCCCGGGCCATGTCAAGCGATCAAACCACCAAGACAGCGCGCGACCTGATCACAGGTGCGCTGCGCAAGATCGGCCAGTATGCGCCTGGGGAATCTCTCGATCCCAATGACGCAGAAGATGCACTGGACACCCTTAACGGGATGCTCGATTTGTGGAGCAACCAGCGTCTGGCTGTGTACAACCAGATCGAGACGGTGCAGAACCTGACCGCTGGTCAGGCGAGCTACACGATCGGATCGGGTGGGTATTTCAACATCGAACGACCCTATCGCATCGCCAAATGCTATTCCAGGCTCACAACGACCAACAGCACGGTCGATTTTCCGTGCGACGTGATGACGCTGGAGAAGTACGGAGATATCGGTCTGAAGAGTCAACCGGGGCCGTGGCCTAAAGAGGTCTACTACAACTCCGGATGGCCGCAAGGAACATTGGTCTTCTGGCCCGTTCCGAGTTCCAACGTCGAATTCCATCTGTGGACAGATCAGGTCTTTACGGCGCTGAATCTCACCACAGTAGTCTCTCTTCCAAGAGGCTATTTCCTCGGCCTTCAATACGCCCTAGCCGAACTCCTCTGTTCGGAATACGGCATGGCGGTTCCTCCGGACATCAAGCAATATGCGAAAGATTTCCGCAGTGTCCTGAAGGACCAGAACGCCACTCCTCAGGCCGAAGTTCCTCTTGAACCGACCCTTCTTGCCGGTGGTAACAGCAACGATGCCGGGTGGATTCTCCATGGGGGGTTCCGCTGATGGCTCAGTGGAATTTCGTTGGCGGGGCGTATCAAGCTGCTAACCCATTCCAGGACGACCAAGCTTCGATCAACTGGTTTGTCGAGGCCGATCCGAACGAACCTAATGAAAAGGGAGCGGGTGAGGCAAAGACCGTTCTAGCCCTTTTGGGAGCTCCAGGTCTTAAAGCACTGAATTCGACGTTCTCCGGGGAGTATCGTGGTGGCTGGGTACTTCCGGGGGGGATCACCGCACTGGTGGTCATCGGCAGAACCGTTGTCCTGATGGGATTCACCGGGTATACGAACTCGGTCCCATCCTTCACGTTCACCACGGTAGGGACCATGGCGTCTACATCCGGGAGGGTGAACATCAGGGACAACGGGGCCGGAAAGATCGCGGTCCTTGTCGATGGTTCCACAAATCTGTACGTGTACAACGTCGGGACGGGCGCGTTCAAGATCTTCACCGATCCGGCATATCTCGGTGCCACGAACGTTGCGGAATTTGATGGGTGGTTCTTCTTCAACCAGCCCGGTACGCAGAAGTTCTATTCCTCCCCCAATTACTGGGATGGATCGTCGCCTTTCGATCCGACGTACTTCGCTTTGAAGGATAACGCTCCCGACAACCTGGTTACGTTGATTGAAACGAACCGAGAATTGTGGCTCGTTGGAGAAGCAACAACGGAGCCTTGGTACAACGCGGGCGAGCCTACTTTCCCCCTGTCGCGGGTCGAAGGCGCCATGCAGCAGATCGGCTGTGCCGCAGCTCAGTCGATTGCGAGGGTCGGGAAGGGGCTGGTGTGGCTTGCCAGGTCTGAAAGAGGGGACAACTCGGTCATCCTCACTCAGGGATACACCTACAACGTCATATCCACGCCTGCCGTGTCGTGGGCGTTGAATCAGTATCAGACAGTGTCCGATGCCATCGGGTACATCTACACCGAAGAAGGGCATGAGTTCTACGTCCTGATCTTCCCCTCGGCGGATACGACCTGGGTCTATGACTTTACGACGGGGTTCTGGCATCAGAGAGCATCGTTTGCTTCCGGCGTGTTCCATCGGCAACGTATCAATGGTGTGCTTGATGTGTCCGGCGTCAAGGTCGGCGGAGATTTCAACAACGGAAAAATCTACTGGCAGTCGCGTACTTTGTACGCGGACGACACTCAACCGTTGGTTTCAGTTCGCCGCGCTCCTCACGTCTGGGACAAGAACGACCGGACCCGAGTAGTTCATTCATCCTTGCAGATCGAATTTCGCTCCGGCTCTGGTTTAGCAACAGGACAGGGCAGCGACCCGCAAGCGATGCTTCGTTGGAAGAATGAGAACGGAGCTTGGGGAAGTGAACATTGGGCCTCCATCGGAAAGATAGGGCAGACGGGTCGGCGAACGATCTGGAGACGTTTGGGACGAGCAAGGGATCGTGTGTATGAAGTTCGAGTCTCCGACCCTGTAAACCGTGATGTGGTTGGAGCTTCGTTGAAGGCTGGGACGACCAACGCATGATTGCTTTCCCACAAGACAATCCTGTCATGGGTATTGTTGGGCGCTTCTCGAAGTCCTGGCAGCGGTTCTTTCTTGAGCTGAGAGGACAGGTCGGTGACGTCACCCTCTATACCGCAGCGACCTATGCCACCAATGGCAGCACCGTTAATGTGCCAGGACCAAACACTGTTCTGCGCTATCAGCAGATCGGAAAGCAACTATTCGTCTCTGGAGCTGCTCTGGGCATCGCGGCGCCTGGAGCGCTGGTCATTTCGGTATTTCTTCCCATAGCTGCAAAATCGCAAGTTCCCGGCGTGGCGTTCACGGGGCTTGGCGGAATCCAGTGCAAGGCAATGCAGGCAGTCGTAGGAACTCCTGTCGGCGCACCAGGACGTGAGAAATGGCTTTCCGTGGATCTGTCTAACACAGATGGCACTTATCCAACGGGAGTCGGGGCGATCACATTCAACGTCGTTTACGAGTCATATTTCTGAAAGAAAAGCATGGCGCTCACCCCTGACCAGCTCGCCCAGCTGAAAGCATGGATGCAAGCAAACCCGAGCGGTGGTGTCTTCGGGGATTGGCACGTCCAGGCTCAAGGCGGACCGAATGACGGCTACTGGAAAAGCAGTGAAGGTGGACAAGAGTGGGTGCCGCAGCCCAGCAACCCTACTTGGCTGATCACGCCGAATTCTTCATGGACTCAAGGTGTATTTAATCCTTCGCAGGGGCAAGTCGCCTATGAATTCGATCCAACAACCGGCGGTCTGAAGGACGTTCCTCTTGCGCAGCAACAAGGGTTCTTCAGCGGTCTTGGTGACTCGCTCAAAAGCGCTTGGGACGACAACAAAGACGGGTTAGCTCTGTTTGCTGCATTGGCGACGATGGGCATGGGTGCTGGAGCTCTTGCTGGTTCTGGCGCAATGGGCACTGGTGCTGCAGGTGCGGCGGGAGCTGCTGAAGGAGCCGGTGGGTTCGGCGCTGGAGTTGCAGATGCCGCTGGAGGGGGGCTTTCTGGTGTCGGAGCTGCGCAAGGTGCTGGAGGGGGCCTACTCTCGAACTTCGCTACTGGATTCACGGATACGGGGACTGCTGGCGGGGCGTTAGATGCAGGATATGCCGGGTCCGGAGCCGTTACGGGCGCATCCGGACTTGCCTTTCCTTCTGTCGCCGGTTCGTCCACTGTACCGGGATCTAGCGGATTCTCACTTAGCAGCCTTCTGAACAACCCTCTATCGACGGCTGGGCTCCTCAATGCAGGCGGCTCATTGATTGGTGCGCTCGCCGCAAACAAGGCTGCGAATACCCAGGCTCAGGCTGGTCAGAACGCCTTGAATCTGCAGCGAGACATTTTCAACACGCAAGTTGGCCTTCAGGCCCCATTCCGACAAGGCGGAATCGATTCGCTCGCCAAGCTGTCTTACCTCTTGGGGGTTGGGCAGGACAACTCCGCTCTGGCGAGTTCAGCCGGTGGTTATGGCTCCATGCTCAAACCGTTCGGCATGGAGGACTTCCAGCTCGATCCAGGAATCCAGTTCCAGATTCAACAAGGCAATCAGGCGCTCACCAATTCGCAAGCCGCCAAGAACGGAACTCTTACGGGCGCAGCGATGAAGGCGCTGATGGATTTCAATCAGCAAATGGCGGGAACAGGCTATCAATCGGCCTACGACCGCTACATGCAGAACAAGCAGTTTCAGCTAAATTCTCTTCTTGCCCCCATCCAGGTCGGTCAAGCCGCCGCGTCGGGTACAGCTGCTAACGCAGGATCGATGGCAAACGCCATGAGTGACACCATCACGGGGATCGGAAACGCCAATGCCTCCGGAACTGTCGGGATCGGTAACTCTCTTGCGAATGGCTTGGGATCATTGGGGAGTACTTATCTCTTGTCCCAGCTTCTGGGAAAGAGCAGTCCTAACATGACTTCGGCTCCTCCGAGCTACGCCTGACATCATGCCGATCAATCCCACAATTGCTCTCGGTGTCAAGAATCCTGACGCCACGCAACAGCTGTCCTCACTGCTGAATGTGGCAAGCGGGGCTCAAAAAGTTCAGAACGACGCCATCACCTTGCAGGAGCGCCAAGCCATGCAAGGTGTGATGAGCAATCCTGCGAATTACACAACCGATGGTGATTTCGACCTGAAGAAAGCTCAGGCCAACATCATGCGGGTGGCCCCGACAACTGGCATGAAGTTCATGCAGTCGATTGCTGAGGCCCATTCCGCAGCTACACAAGCAGCTAGTGCGTTGTCGAAACTTACGGATGATGACCGATCAAGAATTGGAAATGCCTTGGCGGCTATTCCTGATAATGCGCCTCCAGACGTTGCCGGAAAAACCATCGATGCTTTGAGCAAACAGTACGGCGCTCGAATCGATCCGTTGGTGAAGGTGTTTAAAAACGGGTACGAACAGGCATCGCGGGGTGGACCCGAGATGGCGAAGAACTTCAGGATGCTTTACGCAAGAGGAGTTCTGCCACAAACCACGCAGCAGGAGATGGATACGCCGCAAGGCGTGGTGGTGTCCAATGGGCAAGAGTCAAAGGTTGTGAACGTCAAGCCTGGTGTGGCAGGCATGCCGCAAGGCGCGACAGTTCCGGGAACCCAAACGACCATGCAAGTCGGCCCCGGTAGCCTGGAGAGTGTCGATTCTGATGCGCAGGGAAACAAGTATGTCGTTTCGCGCACGCCCAGCGGTGCGATTGTTGGTACGCGTCCCCTTCAGAGCGCCAATCCTGCTACGCCTGGACCTTTCACCCTGCCTCCCGGTGAAACTCCGGAAAGCCTGCGCGACATGCAGGGCCAGCGCTCGGCGGCTCAATCGGCGGCGAACAAAGCCCCGGTCATGCACGACATCAACCGGACCATTGTTGCGGAGGCGAACAAGGGCTTGAATACTGGGGCATTGGGAGCGCTGACGCAACGCGTGGCAAGTGCGACCGGCTACAACATCGGTTCAGAGTCTGCTACCGATTACAACGTGCTCGGGAAGATGCTTGAGCGCTCAGCTCTGGAAGCTGCCCAATCTATGGGACCGCACACAAACGCTGGTTTGGAAGCGGCTGTACGAGCCAATGGGTCTCTGGAGTACACGCCGCAGGCCATCAAGAAGATTGCGTACTTGAACGATGCCATCGTTTCTGGCATGGAGATGTATCGAAACGGTCTGGAAAAGGCCATTGGCGACAGTGGTAACAACGTCTTTGCTAAACGGGCTTTCGATCAGGAATGGGCCAAGGTAGCGACTCCTCAAGTCCTTCGATTCAAGAACGCCGTAGACAACAATAATGAAGATGAGATCGCCAGCATCACCAAGGAAGTCGGGGGGAAAGGTTCCTCAGGAGCCCGAAAGCTTCATGAGCAACTGACCCAACTCCTTCGCCTATCGGGACAGTGATGGACGCCTACGCCGAAGCACTCGGGCTTGCGCCTCCCAAGGCAACGAAAGCTAAGGCGGCATCTGCGCCGGCTGTTGATCCGTGGGCAAACCTCCCTGCGCCACAGCCTGGTTTCACAGGGAACTTTGTTGGTGATCCGGCCGACGTGGTCTCTGCGATTGCCGATATGCGCGATCCGCAAGAGCGGTCCAATGCGAAAGCTGCTTTTGAAGCTCAGATGAAAGCCAATGGCGGACAGCTGGCGCCGAAGAAAGACCCCTATGCGGATGCTCTAGGGATCGGAGGGCCAGCGCCTGCATCTTCTCCAGCTCCCGCTTCACCGACGCCTCAACTTCCGAGAGGCACGCCAGCTGACGCCCAAAAGGCATTGACCCTGCATCTCGGTTCTTCACTGATTGCCCCAATTGCCGGTGGCTACGCTGGTATTGGTAAAGGTCTATCGACACTTCTCCGTACCGGAAGCGCTGATGAGGCGCTCAAGGCAGGTGCCGAAACTGCACAGGATGTGCAGGGGAAGCTTACCTATGAGCCCAAGACGCAGGAAGAAGCCCGAGCGGTCGAAGCGTTCAACAGCAACTACAACCCGCTGACGTGGATTCCCAAGGCAGCTGCTTATCTCGGCGGAAAGGCTGGCGGGACGCTGGCCGACCTCGGTGCTCCTGGTGCTGGAGCCATTGTAGAAGGAGCCACCAATGCAGCCCCTGCGGCGCTCGGATTTGTTCCGAAGGGTGTTCGATACCTGCGCGATCTCGGAAAGGTGGAAGAAGCACCGCCTCGCGTTGAGCCCTACCTCGAACAGAAACCCCGCTATCGACTGGAGAACGGCCAGCCTGTCCTTGTACCCCAGCAAACGCCTGCGATTCAACCGGCCACACCCGCTGTAGTCAATCGCGCCGCGCAACCAATGAGCGGTGGACGCTCCGTTGCTGCGGAAGCCCCTCCAATCCCTGATACGCCAGAAGCTATCCAAGCGGTCGCGCAGAAAGCCCCTTCTGCACTCTTCCCCGAAACCCCGACTGTTGCCCCCCCTGGCGGGTTCACTCCGGATCAACAGCTCGCTCGGGCGAAAATTCTGCAAAGCGTCGGTATCGATCCGAACAAAATTCGGCGATCGTCGCTGACGGGAGACGGGACGGCGGGGTCCACTGATTTTCAGACCGCCAAGCTCGACACTCCTGCCGGCCGTGAGATGCGCGCCATCATCGAAGGCGAGAAAACCGCCATCACGAACCACGCCGATTCCTTGGTGGCAAAAACAGGCGGGACGCACGGCGTCGATCAATCTGCCCTGTATGCGAGAGGAAACACCATCCTCGCTCCGCTGGACAGCCTTAAACAGTGGTTTGACAACCGCACATCAGCTCTCTACAAAGCGGCTGACGAAAGGGCACAGGGAGTCCCGACAAACCTCTCTAAGTTCTCGTCTGTTCTCAATGACGCATCCGAGCTGACTAATTCGGATCGTGTCCACCTTCAAGGCGCGGTAAATGCCTACGTCAAGAAACTGGGCATTGCGGGAGAAGATGGCTCTATTGCGGGCAATGCCCAGCAGGCGGAGACGATCCGCAAATACCTCAATGAACAGTGGTCCCCGCAGAACTCCCGTCTTGTGGGCAAGTTGAAGGATGCTTTGGATGAAGACGTGACCTCCGCCGCAGGAGCCGACATCTATTCCGAGGCACGGAAGATCAGGGCTCTACGTGGTCAAACGCTGGACAACCCGAATGGGATTGCGAAGCTCATGGACTCCTCGGGTCCGGAGGGTGTGAACCGGTCAGTTCCCGTCGAGAAAATCGCTGATTCACTCACCGGCATGCCGGTGGATCAGTTCTCCCATGTGGTCAAAACCCTGCGTGAATCGCCTCCTGAACTGCAGCCTCAAGCAGCTGCAGCGCTCGCAGAGATCAAGGCGCAATTCGCGAACAAGGTTCATGCCGTCGGCTCGTCACAACAGGGGCAGTGGAATGCCAAGGGTGTCACCAAGTACCTGCAGAACAACGCCGCCAGGATGGCGCAGGTCTTCTCGCCGGAAGAGATGGCGCAGTTTCGCAACCTCAATGATGCGGGACACATTCTGGCGAAAGACCAAAGCTACCCTGGAGCTGCGGTGCAAGGTCACAACTTGGTGACACATGGGGTCATCACCGGTCTGCCAACGGCAGGGGCTGCGGTTGGTGGTTTCGTCGGGGGACCTGCTGGCGCGGCGATAGGCAGCGTTGCTGGTCGAATGGCTGCTGGCTCTGTGGAAAATGCAGCTGCCATGAAGGCTGTGAAGAACCGGACGGTGAAGTTGTCCGATCTACTTGAGACGGGGAAGTGACGCCGTCTCTTTATGTTCTTGCTCTCGACGCTCTTTCAGCAGGCGGAAGTATTCCGCCCGTGAAATGTGAGGGGGCTCCTTTCGTTGAGGAGTCGCCCTGTCTAGCCAGTACAGCAAGACGAAAAGCAGGATGAGTTCCACGAGAACCCCCTAGTTAGTTCGACCCGATTATCGCCCAAGCCCGCAAAAGCGGGTTTTTTCGTTTCTGGAAGGATCGAATGACCACCACCCTTTCCCCGCTCGTTCTGCAGCGGTTCTTCGACAGTAACGGCGCTCCTCTGGCGGCGGGGCAGTTGTTCACGTACCTAGCAGGCACTAGTACTCCGGCAACCACCTATACCGATTCCACCGGATCAACTCCAAACACGAACCCGATCATTCTGGATGCCGCAGGGCAGGCGAACGTCTGGCTCGACCCGAATGTGACGTACAAGTTCGTCCTGCAGAGTTCAGTGTCTTCCGGAAGCGTCCTGCAGTGGACCGTAGACAACATCGTTCCGGCTGCTACCTCGGCTCCTCCTCGCGGGTATCTGGGTGGGTTGACATTGAGCACGAGCGGATCGTCAACCACGTTCAGTGTCGCAGCAGGTTCTTGCGCCGACAGCACAAACGTCTACATGATGTCGCTGGGTTCCAGCATCAACAAGACGACTTCCGCATGGGCTGTAGGAACGGGGAACGGGGCGCTTGACACCGGATCGATTGCCTCCAGTACCTGGTATCACGTCTTCCTGATTCGCCGACCTGATACGGGTGTTGTGGATGTCCTCGTTTCATTGTCGGCCACTTCACCGAGCCTTCCGACCAACTACAGCCAGTTCCGACGTATTGGTTCGATTCGGACAAACGGGTCTAGCCAATGGATAAAGTTTGTCCAGGACGGCGATTTCTTTCAGTGGGACACGGCTGTCGCGGATGTCTCAGCGACAAATCCTGGGGCGTCTGCTGTAACGAGAACGCTCACCGTGCCCAATGGAGTCAATGTCATTGCGTGGGTCATGACTGGCCTGAGCGCTGGAGCGTCGGGAGAGGCGGTCTATTTATCTGACTTGGCAGTTGCCGATGTTGCGGCATCAAACAGCAACGCAACACTGGTTGCCGCGCCCAACGCCAACGCTGGCGTTCAGGCTACCGTTCGCACAAATACGGCCTCACAAATTCGAAGCCGCAATGCAATTGGCGGCGCAACTGAGGTTCTCCGAATCACAACTTTCGGTTGGTACGACTCACGGGGGAGGAATGCGTGATGCCTTATGTCGACCGCGACCAAAACGCGCGCGTCATTGGCATCTATGCGGTGGCACAGTACGACGATCAAGAGTTCGTGGATGGTGTTGTGCATCTCGACCCGCAACCCATTCTTGAAGTCACGATGCGACAAGCGCGTCTAGCACTTCTCGGGGCTGGTTTGCTTGACGGAGTAGACGCGGCGATTGATGCATTGCCCGAGCCTCAACGCTCGGCAGCTCGAATCAGCTGGGAGTTTTCCAGAGTTGTGCAGAGATTCCAACCGTGGACGGTTCAACTAGCGGCCTCCATGGGGCTGTCAGATGCGCAGTTGGACAACCTTTTCTCGATTGCGGATGGACTATGAATCAGATAGACCCCCAGGAGTTCGGACGGCTGCAGGCTCAGGTGGAAACACTCATAGCCTCGGACGCAGCAAAGACAGCGCTTCTCGCCAAGCTGGCAGACGACATGACTGCTGTTCGATTGCAGCTTTCTGAAGCAGGGGGCGGATGGAAAATGCTCGTTGCTTTGGGTGGGGCCGCATCGGCGATCGGCGGACTCATCACCTGGGCTGCGACACATGTCCGGTGGGGTGGCGCATGACTTTCGATGAAGCGTTTGACGCCTTGATCGGGAACGAGGGGGGTTACAGCAATGACTCCTCAGACCCGGGTGGAGAAACCATGTGGGGCATCACAGCCCGAGTGGCGCGAGCCAATGGCTACACAGGCGAGATGCGCGATATGCCCCGCGATACAGCCAAGGAGCTGTACCGCAAGCTCTATTGGGCTCCCTTGCGCTGTGACTCCATGCCCGATTCTTTGAAGTTCACGCTCTTCGATGCCGGGGTGAATGCCGGAGTGAAGCAAGCCGTTGTCTGGCTGCAAAGGGCGATGGACGTTGGGGATGACGGAGTCCTTGGTCCTCTAACACTCGATGCCGCGCAGCGATCAAACGGACTTCGGCTAGCGGTCAAGTTCACCGCAGAACGCCTCGACTTCATGACAAGCCTGCCGACTTGGCAGAACTTCGGCAAGGGATGGGCACGCCGGATTGCCAGAAACCTGAAAGGACTTGTCGCGTGAAGCTCCTACTCGTCCTGTGTTTTGTCGGCCTCGTGTACGTAGTGGTGGGCGTGTTGCGCCGCTGGGCGATGGAAAGGAATGACGATGGCTCTTGATCCCGTATCCGCGCTTCTGGAAATCGGAGGCAAGGTCATCGACCGGCTGTGGCCCGACCCCGTCCAGGCCGCAAATGCCAAGCTGGAACTCATCAAACTCCAGCAGTCCGGTGAACTCGCTGCGATGGCTGGTCAGATGGAGATCAACAAGGTTGAAGCGGCCAGCACCTCAGTGTTCGTATCGGGCTGGCGACCTTTCATTGGATGGGTGTGCGGCGCTGCGTGCGCGTGGAACTGGATCGGACTGAAGATTGCGCTTTACGTCGCGGCTTACGTCAATCATCCGCTGAATCTTGCTCCAGCCGATCTTGGCGAAATGATGCCGGTCCTCATGGGAATGTTAGGTATTGGCGGCCTGCGAACCATCGAGAAGATCAACGGCGTTGCAGCGAAGTGACCTGTCCCCTATGCGGTGAACGTCACGAACTAAGCCAATGCCCGCGCTGGAGAGTTCCTCTATATAGGCCCGTTTTGCTCAGGCGATGGTATCGTATCGCCCATGAAAATCTGCGCTGTTATCGGAGCGGGCGGATTCGGACGCGAGGTGCTTCCCTTGGCCCGCGCCTGGATGCAACGCTGGGAAGACTTGGGGTCACACGGCGATGCCGAATTGGTCTTTGTGGTTGAAGATCAATACTTCCAGAAAGATCGCGTTCTCAATGGACATCGAGTTTTGTCGATGTCCCAGTTCATCGAGGCTCCAGCTTCCGAGCGTCGGTACACGATCGCTATTGGAGACTCGAAAACGCGCGAGCGCATCTCTCGTCAGATTCCATCTGACGTAGCGCAGCCCATCAGCATCTATGCGCCTACGCACGTCTCTCTCGACTCCAACGAGGTAGGGGATGGTGCGATCTTCTGCAACTTCACCCACGTCACGTCGAACGCAAAGATCGGTCGCTTTTTCCACTGCAACATCTACTCCTATGTCGCACATGATTGCGTGATCGGCGATTACGTGACGTTCGCGCCTGGCGTGAAGTGCAACGGCCATGTTGTCGTAGAGGATCACGCTTACATCGGGACCGGGGCTGTGATCCGAGATGGCACAGACAAGCCCATCGTCATCGGCAGAGGTGCCATGATCGGCATGGGCGCTGTAGTGACGAAGAGCGTTCTGCCCTTCACGACTGTGGTGGGTAACCCAGCAAGACCGATGTAAACGCGGGTCGTCGCAGCAGCGGCCTTTCCACTGACAGGTGCAAGAGGCATCCCGCCAAAACCCCCACCGCAGCCAAGATAGTGAATGAGATGACGCCTAGACTCGGTTTCCATAACGTGGAGGCCAGCATCATGAACGGGACGTGTACGAGATAGATCGAGTATGACGCTTCACCAAGGAAGACGAGCCGCGCGGGTGCGTGAAGTTGCCCATTCCTCTCGCCCTGAACAAGCCCGGCTAGAACCATCGCAGACCCGAGCCCGTAGGTCAGTCTGGCGAGCTGTCCCAGTCCATCGAGCGAGCCGTGGCCTTCGGCTGTCGCTGTTGCTAAGAGCATTGTGAGCCCGGCCGCAAGCCACGCCATCGGAAATCTCAGCGCGCGACGCGCGAGGAAGAATGCGACCAGCATCCCCGCGCCGAACTGCAGATGGTAGGACGAGCCGAGGAAGTCGATCCAGAGATTGGATAGCGCCCATGGAAAGGCTGGCAGCGGAAAGATGATCGCTGTCAGAAGTGACCAGCCGAGCCACGATCCGAGCAGGATCAATCCGGCAGCTCGATGCAGTATCAGCACGCCGAAGACGGCGTAGAACAGCATCTCGTGTTCGAGGGTCCATCCCACGCCAAGAAATGGTCCCGAGTATGACGGAAACAGGAAGATGGCGCGAAGGCTATCCGCCAACTCGAATCTGGCCAAGCCGCCGCTGACCGAGTTAGCCATGCCTGCAGCGGCCAGTGCTACAGCGATAAGTGATGCAATCCAGTAAGGCGGATAGATCCGGCGCACACGCTTGCGCAGGTATCCAAGAAACTCACCCGGTCGCCCCACATCTTTTGCGTGAACGAGCGTGATGATGAAGCCAGACAGGACGAAGAAGAAATCGACGCCTGCATGTCCGGCTTTGAATACAGACCCGCCGAACCCTGAGAGTGTGGACGCGTGCGCGAGTACAACCACACCAGCGGCACATGCTCGGCCGGCTTGTACCGTTGCTAACTTGTTGGGGTCGCCCATCCGGCAAGTCTAGGCGATCAGGACTTCCACCAAGGAGGAGGAGCGCCCTTACGGAAAGCAGCCGTATCGCTCAGCCTCCATGCCTCTTTCTTCTCTTCCTCAGTCTCAGGTTCTTCGAACACCCTCATTGACCCTTCGATCCTGACGGCTTCCGGGTGTTCTTTCTTTACCTGCTCCTCGGTCATGTAAATGGTCCCGCGCCGGTTCCTACCGGCCCAGCGGTATTTCCAGAGCCACTTTTCGACTTTGCGCATTACTTCAGGGCTCGAATGGCAGCAGCTGCCATGGTTAGTGTCTCGTCGGTGACGCTCAGGTGGCTGAGTACGATTTCAGGTTGGCCTTCGCGTTGGTACGGTTTGCTGCGGCCGTTTTCACACACCTTAGCAGCCTCCTCCAGTGCCTGTCGGCGCACTTCAAGGGCGTAGGAGCGCATCTGCTCCTCGTTCCAAAGCCGCAGGTTTTCGAATCGATCATGCGGGAAATCGCCGGTCACCTGCCATCCGTCGTAAATGTCGTCCCAAACCCGGTAGGACTCTTCGGGCAGCGGCGGCAGTTCTAGGGTAGGGCTGGTCATATCGACTCCTTCAAAGCCGGGCGGCGACCCGAAATTCTTTGGAATGCTATTTTGGCGTCAGAGGGAAACTCGTCAGGAAATCGGCCATCTTTGGAATATGAAAAGAGGCCAAAACCCGCGCCAATGCTGAGATCATCCACCGGCCTGTCACGCCGGGGGTCGCGGGTTCGAGTCCCGTCCACTCCGCCAAGAAACGTAGACACAGAGCGGGTTAGCTGGTGATGAGCCACTAACCCGTTTCTGTTTTTGGAATTTATTCGAGTGTTTTTGGAATACGAATCGGCACGTTCAGGCGAACCACGGTGCGCAGACAGTCCCGCTGGTGAGCGATCGATTCATGCAGCATCGTTCGTGTATCGCCCGCCCAGGCCCAGCCTGCATCCATTGGGACAGACAGCATCCCTGACGTTTCCACCGAAGAACAGTCGCCGCCATTGAAGTCTTGCGGCAGCTCGTATGAGCCGACAAAAGCCCGGCAACCGAGTTCGTTGGTGGCGAGAATCAGTAGTTCGTCGGCACCCCCAATGCTGCGATGGCCGTGCATTGAAACGCCACGATGACCGCCATGGCCTGGCGGGTTTCTTCCGTGATCGAATCCGCCCGGATTCCAGTAACCATCCACATGCAGTCCGGGGCGTCGATGGGTGAGACCGGCCTTCACCGCAGCCTGATCGATCATGAGATAGATCGGCCCATCGGCGTCGACTCCATCCAACATCTGATCGACCGTATCCTGCCAGCGCTTGAGGTTATTGGGCAGTCCTGCGGACTTGGTGAATTCGTGCATATAGACACGTTCGCCAGTGAAAGCAGGAAAGGTAACTTGACCGCGCTGTTGAACAGTGGATTCCATCTCTTCTCCTAGGCTGCAGGCTTGGCCCGCTTGAACTCGCGCCGGTCGTACACCCGCGCAACCATCTTCCCATCTGAATGCAAGGTCGCATCTTGCACGTCCTGATGGCCCTTTTCCAGCTTGTCGGATACCCCCATCGGGCGGCAGTCCTGCAGGCTGAACTTGCGAAACGGCATCTTGCGCTCTTTGGCGACTTTGACGCATTCCGTCATCAGGTCATCCAACACGGCTTTCCATCCGCCCTTGGTGTATCTGGAGCCGTGACGTAGATTCCCGAAAACGTACATCGTCCCGGCGACCTTGCTGCGTTTGATCTCCAAGGCTTCTTTGATCGTAGCTCGCAGCTCGTCACTCCACTCGATCAGGATGGCTGGCTTCGTCGGGTCTTTCCCGTCGTGCCACAGGATGCCGTCTTCTCGGATGGCCTGACGCTGGAGCGCACGAACCTCCACGGAACGACGCACGCATAGCCATGAGGTTTTTAGACCCAAGGCCACGATGAGAGGCGCGCCCTTCATCTTTCGCCCGACCTCTACGGCCAGAGCCAATTCCTCGGCAGTGACCCTTCGCCGAACCTTCGCCGTCTTGTTCTTAGTCAGCCGGTTCAGCGGGTTCTCCGAGAGGATTCCCTTGCGAATGCCGAACTCCAGAATCAGGCGAGCCAGGGCCATTTCCTTGTTGCCCTTTTCGGGTCTCTTGGCCTTGGCGCAGGCATCGAGGTATTCATACCCCATGGTGCGCGTGATCTCTTCGATCTCGAAGTGTCCCCAAGCCTTCTTCAGATTCGCGGCCTCACGCTTGTTCTCCGCGATGGTGGATGGTTTGCGCTTGCGCTTGTCGCCTTCCGGTAGACCTTCCTGCCACTCGAACCAAGCGTCGATCAGGCCGGAGAACTCGCCGACAGGTCTGTCTTCCAAGACGTTCGCCGATTCCAGAATCGCCTTACGACGTAGCTCTTGAATCTTCTGCGCATCATCAACAGCACACTCATAGCGGTAGGCCCACTTGCCCGACCGCATCTTGTACCCGATCGAGTACGTACGCACCCCAAACCGCTCATAGACGCGAAATGGGAGACCGTCAGGCTTGGCGCGGCGTCGGATCATGCTGCACGCAGGAAGCTCAGGTTAGCGGCCTTGCGAGAGCCAGTAGCGGCATCTTCCATCTTCGACCTGGTCACGGCTTCGTAGTGACTTCGCTCCAAGACCACTTCACCCTTTCGGTTGATGAAAGCGCGCAGGAAACCGCGAGAGTGCAGCACCTTCAACACCTTCGTGGCTTGGGTGTAGCCGGTCAGGGCTTCCAATTCATCGGCTGAGAGCGTAATACTGTCACTCATGCTCTTACTTCTCCGGCATCACTTCTGATGGGGTGGATGACACCGGATCGTCTTCGGCGCACTCGCCGCAACGGTCACACTGCTCGCCCAGCGGAACGTGCAGAAGCTTCCCGTCGAAGCCCTTGCAGTTGTGGATCCACTCGACGGTTGGCGTATCGGCAGAAGAGCCGATGCCATCGGTAGCCTTCAGCGTCACCTTGACCGGAAAGCGTCCATTGCGGCCGTCCTTCCATTCGGTGTAGTCGGCTACGCCGCGTGAGACGAGTGCTGCGACGGTTGACGTGCCAAACGTAATGACGCTGCGGATACCGAACATCTGCAGCTCCTTCGGCGCGTGCCAGTAACCACCAGGTGAGCGGACGAGTGATCCGCCTTGTTCGCGGGCAAACGTCACGGCTTCCTGCATAGTTTTCGACAGGTTGCTCATCTCTCACTCCCAGGAATAGCGTCTGATGGGGTGGGGGAGGGGAGTACGTCCGAATTGCGCGGCATGAAAGACAGGTCGGCAAACCACGCCTTGCACATCGCGCAGTGGCAATCCCTCGATGGCCGGTCAAGCGGATCAGACAGTTCAAAGCCAGCCTTTTTCAGCCGGATTTCTTCTTCGGTGAATTTACGCATCTCTCTCACCTCCACGATCCGAAGCCTGACGGGCTATTTCTGCGGCTGCTCTTACGATGGCTCGGCGAGTGGCAGCGTAGGCATCCGAGCGCAAGTCTTCGCGAATCGAAACATCGGAGTTCCGCTTCCGTTCATAGCCGGTGAATACGAAGTTCTCGTCGAACTCTGGCTGAATGTGGAGCTTCACAGCCAGCCTCAGCGCATCACCATCATCCGCGAGCGGGTTCCATCGACTCGCGACTTTCTCGCGTGCGGGAGCGAGCTTCATCGCCGACCGCTCGTTGTCCCAGCAAAGGATTTCGAGTCCCGCCGCTTTCGCCGCCAGCTCCAGAAGTTCCCTATCCGAAGCCTCAATGCTGATGGTGTCAGGCATGGCGGGCTCCTGCAGAAAGGAGAGCGCGGCGAATCACTTCTCGTCCGCCTTCCTTGCCGCCGCCGGAAACCTGCGGCAGACCGAAATCGTATTGGTCAACGTCCATAGCCCAGTTGTGCAGCGCGTCGTAGATCGCATCGCACTGCTCATCGCTCAGCGTCGTCTCTCCCCCTGCTGGCGCTGCTGCTCCAAGGGTGAGGCCGTTGACTTCGAGAGTCTTGTATGCGGTGCGCTTGATGAGGCCGCGAGCGGAGTCTTGAATCATCGCGCTGTCCTGCACGAGCTTGTCGATTTCCTCGCTGGTCAGCATCCTCACCGCTGCTACTGGAGCAGGGGAAGGGACTGCGCCGCAAGTGCATGGCCCAACACCATGGCCGTAGCCGCCCAAGGCTTCGCATCCTTGTCGGTGCTCTCCTGCTTCACCCGCAGGAATGCTGCCGAGGGAAGCAAGCCGGCGCGCATAGGCTTCGAGCTTGCCCTTGCGGTCCTGCATGAACGCTTCGGCCCTTTGGCCATCGCCGCTGTACGTGTTGAAGTAGGCATGCGCGTATTGGCGAGCCAGCTCCATCAGCCCTTCCACAGTCGGCACATCCGTGCTGCCGAGGGAATCATCAGTGTGTGTCGTCATTTGGATTGACCTTCCTTCGGCGGCACGCCATCGGCATCCGGCTTGCGCTTCGGCTCGAAGCAATCCGCGCATGGCGTGATGAACACGCGGCGGTCCTTTCGCTCGTAGGGGTTGTCGCGGTTGAACGGGCCGTCGCTCGGCTTGCTGACGGTCAGGTACGAGCTGGGCGGCAAATCCTTGCCGCAGCAGGGGCATACCGCCGTGATGGAGAAGGTGATTTCGTAGCCGCTCATTGCTCACCTCCGCGAGACGAGTCCACGCCATCGAGCGTTGCGGTGTAGCGGTGCGTGCTGGTGTCGTAAGTGACCAGCTTGCGCACGTACAGCGAGTTCATCGTGTTGCTGCTGATGCCTGCATTGCGCATTTCCGGCACGGTGAACGAGCTGCGTTCGCGCGCCCATGCCAGCGCCTTCTGCTGGTTGTCGTTGAGTGGCTTAGCCTGCATCGCGGCCTCCTACGCCAACAGGCACCCACATCACTTCCTGCGTCGGCCGCGCGAAGTTGTCGGGGCAGGAGTAGTCGTGATCGGTGCCGGTGCAGCGGCCAGCGTCCGAGCTGCTGTCGGATCGGTCGTAGCGGTGCGCGCCATCATCGCCAAGCACGGTTTCGTGGCCGCGCAACTCAGCGTGTCGAAGCACCACGCGCACAGCTTCGCCGCGTTGCGTGAGATAGGTCTTTCCGACCTCGAATTGGTAGCTCATTGCTTCCGTCCTTCCTCAGACGCCCCGGGGTTGACCGCCACGCCACAGGATGCTCTCGTGGACAGGTAATCCACGGGTTGTCCGTGGGGCTTCACCTCCGTCGCCCCGACTGATGCGACAGAGTTCATGCCAGAGGGATGCGAATAGAGCGGCGTGACCGCGAGGCCGTTCGCTTCGGCGCATTCGTTCGCCTGGCGCTGCTCCGTCGACCACAACCGAACATTGCCGTTCGGCGCGTAGACGACATACGCCACTGGCTGCATGTCACGCATCGCTTCGCGCTGCTCCAGCACCGCATCCAGAAGGCGATTGACCTCGCGGCCGACCCACCAGCTCAGCATTTCGCCCGATGGTCCAGACAGGCCAAGCCACGACATGGCCTGCTCAAGCTTTCTGCAGTCGATGCACTCGCCCTGTTCGGCGAATCGCGCGGGGAATGGCCCCGGCTGCAGCGCCTTGTCTTCAAGCATCGCCCTTGCCGTCCGCGCCGCGTCGGGCGTTTGGAAGTACGCCTTGAATGTGTAGGTGTCGCCGCCGAATTTACTGGTGACGCCGATCCGCGAAATGTGGAAAGCAGTCATCACACGCCTCCTTTCGTCTGAGCCCCTGGTGAAGATGGAGAGAGGGCGGCGCGAGCTTCTCGGCAAGCTTCGACCTGTTCCCGCGTCACCAGCACACGGAAGCCGTCGCGGCCATCATTCGCATATGGGTGCGCTTCAAGCATCTTGCGCAGCGCTGCTTCAAGCTGCGCTTCCCGTGCTGGCGCTGGTGATGCGGGAGGGGAGGCGTAGAGCGGGACGACCGTCGCTCCAATCGTCATCGCATACTTGCAGGCTTCTTCTAAGTCGGTGAAAAACTCAGTGAAGGTCTGTTTCACCATCCACGCCACCGGCTCCATCCCTTGGGCTGCACCTGGTGATGGGGGAGCAGATACACCGGGTACTTGAGGAAGGGGCATCCAGTGCGTGACCTCATCAAGCTCGGAATCATCCCAGCCAGGACCGATGGGCACGGTGGCCGAAGAGAACGACACGGGAGCTTCGCGTTGTTCATCCCAGCGATCAACCTTTGCGAACGGCCCGAAACCCGGAATGATCTCTCGGCACCATACGATGCAATCCGTGCCGACCTCGGGAAGACGGTCGTCAACCGAAATCCATGTCGTCGCTACCGGGGATGAGGCGCGGGCGGCTTGCCACGCGGCCCAAGTCCAAGCCGTTGCGCTGTGGCAGTAGTAGCCAGTGCGCTCTTCGCCTCCGTAGACGATCCACGACCCGGGGTAAAGAATGCCGCTCATCTTCTGAATCGCCCACTTCTCGAACTCTTCTCGAAGGGCTTGCTCTTTTGCTGCTTGGTAGGTCATGGGGTGAGACTCCGAACTACTTCAGCGTCAGACGGTCTTTGACCACGAGCCGAGCACCAGGCACTTCATAACCATCCTTGATGGCTCGCTTGATCAGCGTTTTGTCCGGCTCGTACTTCGCCGGAATCTCTCGCAAGTAGTCCTGCGGCAACTGAGCCGAATCGAAGACTTCGACCGATTCATCGCGGCCGATGGCGAGCGAGGCGGCGAATGTGCCATCGTCCGACTTGATGCTCTGGATGCCCGCAGCGGCCATGTGGGTGCGTAGGTATTCCCGCAGCCAGTCCGTGCGCTTGCGGGCCCGTTTGACGCGATCCAACAGGGCTTTCGCGTGAGCCTCCACCATGTCAGCTTGGGCCTCTGTTTCGAGGATGAACGCCGCACAGGCTTGGGATTTAGCCGCGACCAGCGCGCGGGCTTGTTCAAAGCCTTCCGGCAACTCGCCGGTTTCCGGGTCGATCTGATCCAACAGCTCGCGGACTTGTTCGGCGGCGGAATAAAGGGTGATGTTCACTGCATTCTCCATTGCTGCATGACTCGCGCGAGCGTGCGAATTTCAAAGTTTGGTGCCTGCTGTTCCTGTCGAGCCCGTTCACGCGCGCGGCGCATGCTCTCGCGCTTTTGCTGCGCTCTGCGCGTATGAACGGTGATCGGACGACCCATTGCTAAAACGGAATGTCGTCATCCATGTCATCGAAGCCGGAGCCAGCGGCAACCGCCCCCGCTGCTTTGCCAGCAGCCACAGCTCCTTGCGGCTTGCCCGAGCGTTCGACGCTCGCATCGATCTTCTTGCGCAGCCATTCGGGCAGCGACTCGTACAGGCTGCGGTCGAATTCGCTCACATCGAAAAGCTGGAGCTTGTTGACGGCCTTGGGCTTGTGATCCTTCAGCGCAGCCGGGAACTTGGAGACGGTCGCGACGTTGGAATAGGTCTTGTCGCCCTTCTGCGTGTGCTTGATCGTCACCATGCAGGGTTGACCGAGCAGGGCGGAAATGTCGAAGCCTTGCAATTCGGACTCTTGGAATGCGCGCCCGCGCCAGCTCTCGAGGTCAGCGCGCAGGTTTGCCTTCTTGCCCAGAGAGAGGGTGTACTCCTTGCTGACGGAGAGCGGCTGGCCGTCGTCCGTGGTCAGCGGAGAACCATCATCGGCTTCGCCGTGCAGCTCCCATGCGATGAGAACCTTGCGGCCCATCTGAGGGGTGCCCTGGTACTCCCACCGCTGGGTGCCCAGGTCGATGACCCGAAAGCACACAGCCATGTGCGAACCCTCGGGGACGGGTTTGAACTCCTTGTTGGAGCCGGTTGCGATCAATGCCATGTCGTTTCTCCTGTCACAGTTACCGGGTCGCGGCGCACCCTTCAGAAGGGGATCGGGTACTTGTCGGCCATCCGACGTTGTTGCTTGCGAAGCGCGCGGCGATGCTTCCATTCGCGCACAGCTTCTTTGAATGAGAGGATCAGGTCGTGAAACACAGCTTTTCCCTCAGTGCTTAACCAGCATCACACCCACAGCGATGCCAATGACAAAGAAAACAGGTGAACTCGTCCACCAGCCGCTCCACCAGGCAGCGTGTTCAATGCTTTCGATGGTGGGAAGACTGGATCTGGGTTTCAGGGCTTGCCAGCAAGACAGGCCACTTGAACGCCTAAATCGATAGAGGCGGTAGACGGCGATCACTTCTTCCCCCTCGATTCACTACGCTGGTTAACGGCTCTCTCCAGGTTGGGAGGGAGGAAGCCGGTGCCTTGGTGGGGTGTGCCGGTGGCTTTGGCGATCACCTCTCGCGCAGCCGCGCGGAAGCGCTCACGGTCCTCGAACGTCTGCAGGTGGCCTTCGTGCGTCCAGTGCTCGATGAAGTGCACCAGCTCCTCGTACAAAGCCTCGCTCATGAGCACACAGGGCTTGCCCACGAGATTCGGCGCGCGCTTGTCGGCCGTGCTCCAGCGATAGACCTCGCGCAGACCTTGCGAGCCAATCCGGGTCGGCGTGTGCTTCGCGGCGCTCATGCTGCACCTCCGCGCGCCAACTCAAGCGCAAGTTCTTCCTCTTCGCGCTGTTCGGCCTTGTGCTGCTGAAGTGCAGCGCAATCTGCAGGAGTGCCCCTCGGATCGCCCAGCGTGCATTCGGTATCGGCCGGAAGCGCCGCACCGAAGTCGCCGTAAGGAACATGCGTCACATCCACCCGGCAGAATCTGCAGGTCTCGCAAGCAGCATGACCTTGCTGGAAGAGGGCTCCCACCGCCATCCAGTCGCGTCGGGTCTGCTCGATGATTTGTTCGATGCTGGATGCGATCGGATCGTTGCTTGCCTCTCCGAACTGAGGAACCGGCAAAGCTCCTGGCATGGCCTGAAGGTCTTCCAGGGTGGGAGTGGGATCGGGTTTCATGCCTCGGCCTCGCAAACGAGAAGACAGAAGGTTTTGAGGTCATCGTCAGAAAGACAAAAAAGCCGCTCCGTTTCTCCGACATATCGGTCGTAGATCTCATCTGGCATCGACCAGAAGCTTCCGTGACGTAGGCATTCCTCACGCAGCTTGTCAATCCACTTCTTCATGTCTATTTCTCTCCGTGGTGAATGTCGGGAATCAATACAAAGAGCAGGTAGGTGTGAGGTCGGACTCGAAACCGACTATCCAAAACTTGACGCCCCGTAGGCGCTGCATTCCGGCTTTAGCATTCCCCGGACCTAGCGCGTGTCCTTCCACGCCGCTCACACCTATCTGCTCTCTCCAAAAACTTGTTCATCAGGGAATAACCACTCGACTACCCCGGCTCTGCGGGGCAGGGAGGGTGGGAACTTCATGTTGCGTGGCTAGCGATCACGCTCCGACTCATCGCAAGGAATTCGATTTCGGCCAAAGCGCTTTCCATCAGTTCAGCGTCCTTAATGCGCCCACGTTCGCGCAACCACTGCGCGCGACCCCGAAGGCGGTCAGTGATTGGGTTTTCTTCGTCATCGAAGGAAGTGGCTTCTTCTGGCGGATCGGCAATACCTGCCAGAAGCGCGGCTTGGTGCGTCCCGTAGCCCTCGTTGCGCAATTCGATGAAACGTTGCGCGCTTTCAGCGGAGCAGCCATAGTGACCCATGACATTGGGGATCGTTCTGATGAAGATGCTCATGGTTTCTGCACTGCTGCGTAATACTTATGCGGGTTGTTCTTTCGGTCCTGCAATTCGAGTTCGTCCAAATCGATGTATTCGCCCGTCGTCAAGCTCGGCACACCATGGATAAGGAGCCATTGCGCGGTCGTACCAAAGCCGCTTGATCGCGCGCGGAGCGGCAGACGCGGACAGTACGTCCCACGCTATGCGCGCTCCGATGCGGTTCGCGGGTGGCCGCTTGACGTACATCAGTGGTCGCGCTCCACGACTTCCCAATCGAGTTCCGCGTTCGCGGAGCCCAGCGCGTTCATCAGCTCGCGCGCTTCTTCTTCGTCGGAGGGATTGAGTTCGATGCTGATCTCGTTGCCCTTGTGATCCTCGTCAGTCAGGATCACATCGAACACATGCGACCCATCGGTGAGTCGCGTTCTGACCATCTGTGCCTTCGCCATTCACTCTCTCCTTTAAGGTTGGCTCCCCGATGGTTCGGGGATGGAGAGAATTATCGGCATACCTAAATGAATGTCAATAGGTATGCCGAAAATATTTGAGCAAGATGGTAGGTATTAACCCGAGGGGCGCAAAAAAGCCGCCATAGAGGCGGCTGAAATCCGGCTTCTGGGAGGAAGAGCGGCCGGAGCGCTACTTAGGGACTAGTGGGTGTCTGTGACTGACGGGCGAGTGACCCATTCACGGAATTCCGTCCACTTCAGCTTTGTGGATCTCCACGCGCCTCGGCGCTCGTAGCATTGCAAGGAGGTTTGCCCATAAAACGGTCCGCAGTTGGCATCACCAAGAAGATAGTCATAGCCATTGGATGACATGCAATGCTCAAGATAGCCAGCGAGTGTCGTTTGCTCGGTTAGATGATGATCGAGCGCGGCGACAGTACAGGCCGCCAGGCTGGCCTTGGCGTCTGGCGCGCTCCAAGTCCACGCGGCAAACCCAATAATCACGATCCACCAGACGGAATGCTCCAACGACGTAATTGCTCCTGGAATTGGGCGCAACGCATTCCAAAGCAGGTTAGTTTGTTCATCATTCACGTCTATTCCTCCCGTAACCTTAGTATTCCCCTCGCGCATTGGCGAGCTTCATCGACATTCGCAGTGCAGCAGCCGCAGCCAGGTCGGTACTTGCCGCATACCGTCCAGTGATCAGCGCATCCTCAGCGCCTTGAGACGTTCGATAGCACAAGGCAATCCCTGTGATCTCGCCGGCCCGTGCTTTGGCCGCGAGCGCTTCCAACACTTCCACCGTGTCGCGGTTCTTGTACCGGCACAGCGAAACCACTTTCATCATCGAGCCCCCTGATGGGGACTGTTCTACCAACTCGGCCGTAGGAACACCAGAGTACCGTCATAGGGCTATGCGCTTTTTTTGTGTGTTTTCTTCGCAGCTGGCGACGGAATGCGAGCGTCCTTAATGATTTCGTCTGCGGTGCGCAGTCTACCTCCCTGAGGCTGGCGCTCGCCCGCTTCCTGGGAGCTGGGGGGCGGAGGGACGCCTGCGAATGGATTTGCCGTGGAGGCTTCGCCTGCGCGCGCTCTGTTGAGCATGTTGTTCGCATCGATGAGCAACGCGTCCCGCAGCCCGTCTGTGGGCAGCTGGCGAAAGATCATGACGAGCTGAGCCTCCAGGCCGTTCAGCTCCTGGAAGTTCTTTCCTTCGGGAGGCCCCTCGCCGGTCAGCAGGTATTGAGGCCGCAACCCAAGGGCGTCCGCGAACCGTAGAAGAGTTTCGGCAGACACGCCGATCTTGTTGTTCTCCATGTCCGACAGACTTCCTTGGCCCAGCTTCACAGCCTCTGCGAACTTGCCCTGCCGCTGGTAGCCGCGATGGATCCGCCACCAACGCAGCCGCTCTCCGAAGGATTCGAATTTTGGGGGCACCACAACCATGCCGCCATCGTTGGCCTGATTTTTTTCGGTAAGCCTATTGACATGGCTTTCGGTATGCCGATAATTCGGGGGGTATGACCCCTCAACAAGTACTCGACTACTACGGGACGCAGGCTGAGATTGCCCGCGTACTTGGATGTAAGCAGCCATCAGTTGCGGAGTGGTTCGATAAGAACGAAGTGCCCGAAGGCAGGCAATACCAACTGGAAATTGCCAGCGGCGGAAAGCTCAAGGCAGACAAGCCAGCTGATCGCAACGACGCCGCAAAGGCAGTCATTCGAACCGCCAACTACATCGGCCCTGAGCGGCGCAGGGCGAGTGGGGCCAGGTGACAGACGATGGAATCCCTTTACGTCTGCCACTTCTCCAACGGCCACATCAAGGTCGGCCGCTCTATCGATCCAACTGCACGCATCGCGCAGCACGCTGATCGTGTGGCTTGCATGGGTATCGAACTTATCGAGCACGCGGTCTTCGAGTGTGACGGCACGGCAGCGCCGAGAGAGACCCTCCTGATTTCCCGCTGCGCCGATGCAGCCCGAGCCAGGTTCCAGAACGAGTGGTTCGCCCGCCTCGACTATCAGGACGTGTGTGTATGGGCTCACGAGTACGCGACGCGACCTTTGCCAGAAGGCGACATGCAATCGCGTGGCTTCGGCAGACGGCTGCAAGAAGTTCGTAAGGCGAGAGGGGTCACCCAAGTTGAACTGGCTAAGGGGCTTGGTCCTGATGGGACCGACCTTGGCAAAGCAGCTGTTTCCCATTGGGAAGTGAGCCGTGGTAGCCCTAGCGTTTTGCAGCTCAAGCTCATCTGCGAGCGTTTGGCCGTTAGCGCCGATCACTTGCTCGACCTCCCTCAATTCGAGAGGGCCTAGACGATGACCCTTTCCCAAACCCCCTGCAAGCCCCGCTTCGCCCATCGCAGCGAAGTCCCCTCCCTCCCTCCTGTAGGGCTTGCTTTTGGCCGATTCGTCGGCCGCTTTTATTCCGAAAGGCGGGTGCTTGTTCATGGCCCGCAGTGTCAAAAATTTTTGGCTCTGTGAGGTAGTCAAGTGGCGTCAAAAGAATTGAGCCGCGTTGAAGAACAAAGCGAACTCGCGCTTATCCGCAAGGCTGAACCCAATGAGGTTCCGCTCGAAATGATCCGCCGCCAGAAGTCGGCAGCCGCTGCGTTTGCGCTGGCAGTCTCGTCGTCCGGTCTGGAGGACAAAGAGGTCTACGCCTCGCTTGGCATCGATCCCGGGTACTTCTCGCGCATCAAGAAGGGAGAAGCAACTCTCCAGGCCGAGTTGGTTCCACTGTTCTGCGAGATCGTGAACAACCGCATCTATCCCGAGTGGATGGCCTTTCAGCTCGGATGCACGCTGGTGCAGATCCAGTCCGAAGCGGAAAAGCGCGCCGAGCAGGCAGAGCGCCGCGCCCGTGAAGCAGAAATGAAGGTCCGAGTCCTGATGGAAGCGCTGGCCGGAAAGGTGGCGACATGAACTGCAAGCCCGGAGAACTCTGCCTTCTGAAATATGCGGATAGCGAAAACGCGCTTCCATTCGTTGGGCAGATTCATCGCGTTGGCCGCATCCATGACACCTTCGATGGGAAGCCTTGGTGGGACTTTGACCCTCCGCTTTTTGATCGCTATGGCATGCACATGGTATGGGCCGATGAAGACCTTCGCCCCATCCGCGATCCCGGCGAAGACGCCAAAGACGAAACCCTCTCATGGAAACCAGTTCCTTCCACCAAGGAACCCATGAGAGAAATTCTCGCCCTTCCAGTCAAGGAGATGTGAGATGGCAGAACCGACTCGCGAACAGATATTCAGGCTGGCGGCGCAGCACTGCGATCAAGCCATCGGCAATCGCGACCGATCTATCCAAGGTTGGAATTTCAGCAAGTCCGGCCTACTTGCGTTTGTTCAAGCTGCGCGCGAACTGGCCGCGACGGATGCACAGGCAGAGCGCGCGCGATGGGACGCGCATATCCGCATGGCACGCCATTTTTACCGTGATGGCGTGGAAACCGGTAGTGGCGAGATAACCGTTGCACGCGATGCGTAGGAGGTTGCATGTCCCTCTCTGACCTTGCTCTCCTCTTCTCAATCCTGGCTATAGCAGGAACGACTCTTACGGTAGTGATCAGATCTGCGCTGGATTGGGCTATGGACGTGGAGGAGCGGTGCGAATGAGTGCCTGGCTGCCAATCGACAGTGCGCCCAAGGATGGAACGCGCTTCATCGCGCGTGGTCGGCGATACGGACAGACGTTCGGTGGGCCGCGCGAGGTTCCCGGAAAGCTGTACTACATCGTTCGCAAAACATGGTTCGGCAAGGCGTCACACGTTCCGCTTTACGGATGGTGTCACGGTCGCGTGGAAGACGGTGATCTTTGGCATCCAACGGAATGGAAGCCTATCGCTTCGAAGGAGCCGCAATGAGCGAACAACTCTCCATCGAATTCGTTTCCCGCCGCGCTCGCCGCAGCGATCCTGAAACCAGCAAGAAGGCTGCCGAGAAGGCCGAGCGATTCGCCACCTCCCACGCCGGCCGGATCTTGGCAGCGCTGAAGACTCATGGGCCGAGGACGGCGCATGAACTCTCACAGCTCATTGGCCTGACGGTCGTCCAGATCGATCGCAGAACCATCGAGCTGCAAAGAGCAGGTCACATCGATGTGGCGAAGCTGGACGACGGCGCGGATCGTGTCGTGGAAGGCTTTCGCGTCTGGATGGCGAAATGAAGTCCCCCACGCAAAGCAGTTTTCCCGCCTTCGGCCTGTCGTCTTGTCAGACATAAGCCAACTTACCCACAGTTTCATCACACAAGAGCCACGCGTGAATTTCTACAAGCGGTTCATCGGAGACATCACTGCGAAGACGGGCGGACTTTCCATGTCTCGCATGGGTGCCTATGACCGCTTGCTCGATCACTTCTACTCGACCGAGTTGCCCATTGCGCCTGAAGAGGTCTACAGCATCTGCCGCGCCATGAACAAGCCTGATAGGGAAGACGTGGACGCGGTACTCGCCCGCTTCTGGACGCTGACATCCGAAGGCTACGTCCAGGCCAAGGCCGAAGAGGTCATCGCCAAGGCTCGTCCGCTCATCGAAGCTGCCAGAGCGAATGGGAAGAAGGGCGGTAGACCCAAGAAACAAAACCCAGAAGAAACCCAGCCGGTTTCTAAAGAAAACCCAGAAGAAACCCAAGACGAACCCAGCGCGAAAGCTATCCAAAGCCAAAGCCAGATTAATTCCGTTGCTAACGCAACGGGCGGCAAACCGCCGAAGGATGACCTATCCCCTGACGCGATCATCTTCGGCTACGGCGTGCCGTACTTGGTCGAAGCTGGCTGCAAGGAATCGAATGCGCGCTCGTTCATCGGGAGGTTGCGCAAGCTGCACGGCGACGAAGCGGTCATTGACAAGCTGCGTGCGTGCCTGAAGGTTCGCCCGTCGCAACCGATCGAGTGGCTTTCGGCCGCCCTCCCGCCTGAGAAGGCCCCGCCGAAAGTCGAGTGGTTCGAAACCCAATCCGGCATCGAGGAGCGCGGCGAGGCGCTTGGCCTTGGCCGGTGGGATGAGGGTGCATGGAAGTCGCGCGGCTTCCGTCAGGCCGATTCATTCACTGCCTACAAAGCCCGTGTGATGGCGGCTCACCAGCAAGGAGCGCACTGATGACCCGACCTTATGTCCTTTGCATGTTGCTCGAACACGGACCTTTGACATGGGTTGAAGCGAGGGAGATCACAGGATGGTCGGATCGGATCTTCGGAAGAGCCCTGGAGAGGTGCCTGCAGCGTCGCTGGATACGCAGGACGGTGGAGCAGGGGACTCACTGCTTTGTCTACGAGCTTGTCTGACATGCAAGAACTGGAATCCCAGAGCGAACAGAGAGCTTGCCCGGCACGGGTATTCAGCCTGCGCTCGGGGAAAGAGTTGGACCTTTTGGAGTTGGAATCACACATGCGAGAAATACGAGAAGGCAAGCAGCGAAATTCTGACTCCGCGTTTGGAGTGGAGCAAACGTCAGTCGTGGTCATCGAAATGAGGCACTACGGTGACCTTCCGGATGGATTTGCCGAAACCGTTGCACAGAGGGCCTATGACTACGCAGCTAGTCATGGTGTTCACATGAAGGGGGCTGATGCGAAGGCTTCTGTTTCTGGACAGGTGACCCCGGCGAGGGATGCATGAGCGAAGACTTCCGCGACCCGAACAAGGCAGTCGATTTCATTGTGTTGAATGCCGAAAAGATGGCAGCCGCCAAAGCCGACCGGGTTCAACTCGAGGAATTCAGGAAGTCGAAAAAGGCGCTCCTGATGAACGAGAGCACGGCCAAGACGGTTTCTGACCGCGAGACATACGCCTACTCGCACCCCGAATACCAGCAGCTGCTAGATGGCCTGAAGGCCGCGGTCTACCAAGAAGAACGCCTGAAGTGGCTTCTGCGCGGAGCTGAACTCAGGGTTGACGTATGGAGATCTCAGAACGCGAACGCTCGCGTGCAGGACAGGGCAACGACATGAAGCCGAACCTTCCTCGTCTCAGATTCAGGGGCAGTTTTTGGTGGTGCGGAAGACTAGATGCACCTTATTGGCAATGCGCTTGCGCGGCCACCCCGAAAGAAGCCTATGACCTTTGGGTGAGGTGCCAGTGAATCAATTCCATCCGCGCAGCGGCGGCTCCGCTGAATAGTCGAAAGGAACCCATGGATTCACCTGTCAAGATCTTCATCGGTGTTGCGATCGCTTTGCTCTTTGCGAGCGTAGTTGTGGGCGTTGCGGGAACCGCGAGCTCATCCAGCACGCTTTCGTTCGGCGTCAACGGCCTAACTGAAATGCGATGCATCAACGGTTTTATGTTCATGGTGGGCCAGGACGGCGGCGCGCGCCAGGTGCTGGACGAGTTCGGCAAGGGAGCCCGCTGCAAGTGAAGCCCCGCACCTGCGCCTACGAACCCTGTGGAAAGAATTTCATCCCTTTGAGGATGGGGCAGAAGGTCTGCAGCCCGACATGTGCGGGGAGATTGGTTCGTGCTCAAAAGGCGCAGGGCAAGAGGGAGCTGAGGGCTAGGAAAGCAGCTCTGAAGACCATTCCCGATCTACTGAAGGAGGCCAGACATGAAGTCCACGCTTATATCCGCCTGCGCGACCGTCTTGCTGGCTATCCCTGCATATCTTGCGCTAGCCCACTTGACTGGTCAGGCAACAAAGTCGATGCAGGACATTTTCGCGGAGTTGGCCGCGCCCCGCACTTGCGCTTTCACGAGCAGAACATCCACGCTCAGTGCAAGCACTGCAACGACTATCTGGCCGGCAACTACGGCGACTATCGAATCGGGCTCATCGAGCGGATTGGGCTTGAAGCTGTCGAGGCCTTGGAAGCAGACAACCGAATCCACCGCTGGACCCGCGAGGAACTGATCGCCATCCGAGACAAATACCGCCGCCTGACAAAAGAGCTTCGGGCAGCGCGTGAAGCAATGGAGGCCACATGGTCCCTCTACTAGCCGACTACAACAGCTTCGAGGTATGGGAAGACGACGTACTCGTCTATGACGGTTCGATGTCCAAAGAACCCCGCCCAGAACTTCCAGCAGAAGTTCACCACACCGAGCCTTTTGATGCTGATAGGGCTTGGAGGGCGACGACAGCTATGTGTGAAGGAGTGAGATGACCATGAGATACGAAGTCCGTTGGAACAACGGATATTGGAAGCTGTTCGACAGCAAGCGCTACGAAGACGTGGACACGTTCCACTCCCAAGCGCAAGCCTTGGAAGCTGCCGACAGTGCAAATTCGGTCGGCAAATGGCGGCAATGCCATGCGGCATTTGTCGATTCCTACTAGTGGGTCCGCGCCACCCCTGACGGCGCAATAGGAGAGAGTGAATGTCAATCATGAATTCTGAGAGGTACTCGTCTTACGACTACCTGCGTGACACGTTCGAGCGAGAGAAGGCTGATGCTCTGATGCAGTATCAACAGGCGGCGCTACAGCGCCAAAGCCTTCTATATCAGTCGCCGAATAACGATCTTCAGGCCAAGTCCGCGCCTGTGAAAAAAGCGGATACACCGCAACCCAACCTAGTCCTTTTACTCACAGGAGATGACGAATGAAACTCAAGCCCTTTGCCGACATCATTGCGATGTCCAAGGAAAAGCTGTCCGAAGCTCTGGCCCCGATCCGTGCCCGCAAGGTGAAATCGCAGGCCGAACTGGAGATGGCGAAGCTCGATGACGAGTTGATCCGACTCGAAGCCGAAATTCAGGAGTCCTGCGCCAAGGAAGAAATCAATTTCCCGGCGCTTTTGGACAAGCTGGACAAAGTCGCGTTGCTGGAGCGCCGTAAGAAGCAGTACACGAAGGTGCTGGGCGAGCTGTTCCCGGCCTGATTGCATGGACCACCTCCTGTCCGCCCTGCAAGAGACAGAACAAGCCGCAATAAAGATCGAGCGGCTACTGGCTGAACTCGTGCGGGCACAGGAGGAGCTTCAAGAAGGTGTAGCCAAGGTATCCGCCATTGTGGCAATTGAGCAGGCTAGGCAGGAGGACTGAATCATGAGCATGTGGAAATGGTTTTCCGAGCGCAAGGAACGCTCGCTGAGGGTGAGCCTAGCCAGAGTTCAGGCCGAACTCGAAAACGAGAAAGCCACGACCGAGGCAACCGGTGTGTACTACCCCATCGTGATGCAGAAGCTGGTCGGCGAGGAGGCAAAACTGGCGGCCGAATTGGCTGAGTTGGCTTCAGCCCGTGCTCGCTATACCGGGCAGGAGGACTGATTGAAGCGCGATTTCATCGATTTCTTCGAGGTCGAGCCTCAACACTTCGTTATCCACGAAAAGCTGGTGAACTGGGCGCTTTGCGTCCAGTATCACAAGCAGATAGGAGCTCCGCTGGCCCGCATCTGGCGTATGGGCAGGCCGAACGGGCGGCAATGGCATGCGCCGGAGCTGCGCCCTGAGCCGGACTACGCCGAGGGCACGAAGATCGAGCATGCCGTCCGAAACCTGCCCGCACCCCATGCCTACGCCCTTCGCTGGAGCTATGTGTGGCGGACGAGTCCCATGAAGGCCCGGCGCGAATTAGGGGTGACGGCTGAAGCGCTGGCTCGATTGGTGAAAGACGGAAGATCGATGCTAAAAAACCGCTTGCATGTTGCGTAAAGATAATTTACACTGCGCGCCATCGAGCGCGAACGTCGCATTAAGTCGATCATCCTTGCGGAGGGTGGAGGCACCACGCAAGAGACAGATTAAACGCATGATGACTGGCTCTATGCCGGAAGACGGGTGGATCGCAGTTGAGATCACTGCCTAGGATTCAGTCATCAGCCGTTTGCTCTGCATCCCTTGCCACCCGGGTTGAGACTTCTCGGCCGCCGTCGGTCCGGTGAAAGACTGCGGGGAGGCCCCAAAGTACAAGGGGCCGGCAGAGCAAAGCTATTCCTGCTAACCACAGGTTGGGTACGTGATGATCCGAAGGCGTTGGTTGCGCTGAAGTGATCGCTAAACGGCCCGTAAACATCGCCCGCCAGATCAATCGGTCTGAGCGGGCTTTCTGTTTTCTGCGGTCAAGCTGACGGGTTCAGCGCGGGGCCTTCCAAGCCTTCGACAGTTCGGTTCGATTCCGACTGGCCGCTCCATTTGCCTGGGCACGAGAGCATAGACACCCCCTCTAGCTCGCGAAGCTTATCTCCTGTTCCTCTCGTCGCCCGGCATTCATTTAACTAGCGAGGCTGTATGACCACTCAAACAGCGGCGCGACTGCAGCGAATTGGCGAAGTCCCTGGAAACTGGGTCGTCACCCACTGCGAGTGTCGCGGCACCGGCTATGAAACCGGGGAAGCTCACGAGCTGGAAAGAGAATCCCAGGGCCGCCCTTGGCGCTGCCCGAACTGTCTTTTGTCAGTGAAAGAGATGCTGATGAATGACGAGTCTGGGCGCGCGCAAGTAGCGGCGACGCGTCACCTCATGGAAAGTAGACCCGAGTAGATGCCATGGCTAAAGGCGTCAAGACGGGTGGCCGCAAGAAGGGCACGCCAAATAGGACTACGGCGGCGGTCAAAGATGCCATTCAGATTGTGGCAAGCAACTTGGGTGGCCCAGATCGGATGCTGGCCTGGGCAAAGGAAGACCCGCTCAATGAGCGCATCTTCTGGAAGGACATCTATCCCAAACTGCTTCCCCTTCAGGTCAATGGAGCGGGCGACGACGGCGAGCACATCCACCGCATTGAGCTAGTGCCACTCAGTGGGAACGGTAAGAGTTGAGATCGTCCCCAAGCTGATCCCTGTATTTGAGGGCGACGCTGACATTCGAGGGGCGTACGGTGGACGCGGATCGGGTAAGACCCGATCGTTTGCCAAGATGGCAGCGGTTTACGGCTACATGTACGGCCAGATGGGTATAACCGGCCAGATCGTATGTGGTCGCCAGTACATGAACTCGCTGGAGGATTCTTCGCTAGAAGAGTGCAAGCGGGCCATTGAGGAAGAACCATTTCTGTCCGCCTATTACGAGCTGGGCGAGAAGTACATCAAGAGCCGGGACGGACGTATCTGGTTCACCTTCGTTGGTCTAGATCGCAGCGTCCAGAGCATCAAGTCCAAGGGCCGGATTCTTCTGCTATGGGTGGACGAGGCCGAGCCGGTGACGGATGCGGCATGGCAGATCGTGCAGCCTACATTGCGGGAAGAGGGCGACGATTGGAACGCTGAACTTTGGGTGACCTGGAACCCGGGCCGCAAGACAGCCGCTGTTGAGAGATTCAGGAACAGCAAAGACCCGCGCGTCAAGGTCGTGGCTTGCAACTGGCGGGACAACCCTCGTTTCCCGGCAGTTCTGGAGCGTCAGAGACAGCGTGATCTTGCAGACCGACCCGAGGAGTACGAACACATCTGGGAGGGCGCTTATGGCGCTGTCCAAGGTGCGATTCTCGCTAGGTGGGTGAGCAAAGCCGAGCGGGATGGCCGAGTCAATGACGAAGTGGATTACGACCCAGATGGTTCTGGAATCGTCATCAGTTCGGACCTTGGATTCAGGGACACGGCTAGCTGGTGGTTCTGGCAGCCGTGTTTGGGCGGGTTTCGGCTACTGAAGTACATCGGCGATTCGGGGTTTGATGCCGATGATTGGATTCCGATCCTGCAAAAGATCCTCACGGACAAGGGATGGAAGCTCGGACGAATCTGGCTTCCCCATGACGCGAGGGCTAAGACGTTCCAGAGCAAGCATTCGAGCGTAGAGAAGTTTCTCGGCGCTTTCCCTGGGAAGGTATCTGTCGTCCCGCAAACGAAGAAAGCCGATCAGATCAGCGCTGCTAGGCGTGTGATCCAGTCCTGCGAGTTCCATAAGTCGGAATGCGAGGAAGGGATAGACGGGTTAAGGGCGTGGGAGTTCGATTGGAATGAGGACAACCAGGTCTTCTCGAAAGAGCCGCTGCACAACTGGGCCTCGCACCCAAGTGACGCATTCGCCTATGGCTGCCAGGTGATGGAGATGGATCAACCGGCTGCGAAGGAAGAAGACGCTCGCTGGCAAGTGAAGGGAGCCGACAACGGCTTCCAAGTAGCCCCATTGGAAGAACTATGGAAATCGGTGCCTCGGGCATCAGGTCGTATATGAAATTTCTATATCGCATGCCGTGGTGGCCTCTCTTCATTGACGCCAAGGTGACGAGGCCAGCGACTCTTCGGGAGGCAATCCCATTTTTGCTTGTCCGGCTTGTTCACAAGCAGCGTGTCAAGGGCGTGCAGACCGAGCTAGCCGCTCGATTGGCGCGCGCTGACGAAGTCTGGCGCAGGACAGGAGTTTCGCCGGATTTACCTGCTGGCTACTACAAAGCATCTGGAAGGATTTGAGATGAGTTCTAACGTTGTCGGAGTGTCGTTTGACGATGCGAATGGATACGGTGTCAACGTATCTGCGACGAACCCGCTTCCTGTGACATCGGGAACAGGAGCCAGTTCTTCCCAGGTGCAGGGCAACGTGGCTTCTGGAGCGGCCGACAGCGGCAATCCGGTGAAGGTAGGCGGCGTTCATGGCTTGAACCTGCCGACACTCGCAGCAGGACAGCGTGGCGATCTCCAGCTAGACGCCAATGGAGGTCTATACGTCACCATCAAGGACCAGAACGGCACGAACGGGACGGACGTGTCCAACGCGGGCGCGGACGGCCTTGACCCCACCTCGTTCGGCGGCCTATACGCCCTGACCTTCGGGTACATCTTCAACGGCACGACGATGGACCGCGAGTCGAAGGCGACGAGCACCAGCCGGATTCCTTCTGCTGCGGCCAGCACGAACGCGACGAGCGCCAAAGCAGCTGCTGGGACGGTCTACGCCATCGAAGCGCTGAACACCAGCGCAGCGGTCAAGTACCTCAAGCTGTACAACAAAGCTTCGGCTCCGACTGTGGGGACTGATACGCCAGTTCGCACGATCGCACTGCCTCCAAACAACGCGCGAACCTACATCACCTTTCCCAGTGGCCGGTATTTCTCGACGGGCATCGCCTATGCGCTGACCGGCGCGGCGGCAGATAACGACACGACCGCCCTGACCGCTGGTGATGTGGTGGGCGTGAACATCGACTATTCATAACCCGATGTCCGACGCCCAGACCTACCTTGCCCACATCACGGCGTATGAACGTGAATTCTCTAAGTGGGAAAGGCGTGTCGAAAAGATCCTGAAGATCTACAAGGACGAGGGATCGGAAAAGCGAAACGGTAGTCGTTTCAACATCCTGTGGAGCAACGTCCAGACGCTGAAGTCTGCAACGTTCTCCCGAATGCCAAGACCTGATGTGTCCCGCAGGTTCAAGGACAACGATCCTGTCGGACGGGTGGCAGCTCTGATGCTTGAACGTGCGTTGGAATTCGAGGTAGCGCACTACAAGGACTTTGGGGCCAGTCTCAGGCAAGCGGTGTACGACCGTTTCATCGGCGGGCGTGGTGTGGCGTGGGTCAGGTATGAGCCTACTTTCCGCCAGGTTCAATCAGGTGTCGCTGATGGTGGCCCGACGCTGACCGAAGATGCGGAAACCCAGACCCAAGTAGCCGAAGAATTGGACTTCGAGTGCGCTCCGGTGGATTACGTGCACTGGAAAGACTTCGGGCACAACGTGGCTCGCAGCTGGGAAGAGGTCACGATTGTCTGGAGGAAGGTCTACCTCACCAAAGCCCAACTTGAACGACTGGGTGAAGAGTTCGAGAAAGTCCCGCTGGATGCGATGCCGGATGACCAATCGAAGGTCAAGGGCACGGTCGAGCCCGACAACGTCCAAAAGCGTGCGCTGATCTTCGAAATTTGGGACAAGGACACTGGCAAGTGCGTCTTCCTGTCCAAGAGCCTGAGCGAGATCATCAAAGAGCAGGATGACCCGCTCAAGCTGGAAGAGTTCTTTCCGTGTCCTCCGGGCCTGTATGCCACGCTGACGACGGATTCTCTCGTTCCGATTCCTGATTACACGCTCTATCAGGACCAAGCGCGGGAGCTGGATACGCTGGCTGATCGCATCGACGGATTGGTTCAAGCACTGAAGGTCATCGGGGTATACGACTCATCAGTTCCTGAACTTGCACGCTTGTTCACAGAAGGAACGAACGGCGATTTGATCCCGGTGAAGAACTGGGCCGCGTTCGCGGAGAAGCAGGGTCTCAAGGGTGCGATCGACACCGTAGACATCCTTCCCTTGGCACAAGCCCTGAGCGAGGCCTACAAAGCCTTCGAGCAGATCAAGGGCCAAATCTATGAGCTGACGGGCATCTCCGACATCATCCGTGGAGAAACCGCTCCGAGCGAAACTGCAACGGCACAGCAGATCAAGAACAACTATGCCTCAATGCGTCTTAAGACGTATCAGGATGAAGTGGAGAGGTTCGCTACAAGACTTCTGCAGCTCAAAGCGCAGATCATCTGCAACCATTTCGATGAGCGCACGATTTGCGAGATTTCCGGTTGTGACCAGCTCAGCCCCGAGGATAAAACACTCATTCCGCAGGCTGTCGCACTCCTGAAGAACAACGTCACCCGCAACTTCAGGATCGAGGTTGAAACGGATTCGATGTCGTTCCAGGAAGAACAGCAGGATAAGCAGGATGCGGTGGAGTTTGTGAGTGCGGTGGGCGACTTCATACAGAAATCTGTACAGGCTCCTCCAACTCTCGCCCCGATGCTCGGAGAGCTTCTGAAGTTCGCTATGCGGCGGTTCAGGGTTGGCAAGACGATTGAAGGAACGATTGACCAAGTACTCGACCAGCTGAAGCAGCAGGCGCAGCAGCCCCAGCCGAATCCTGACGCACAGAAGGCACAAGCTCAGTTGCAGGCCACGCAGGTTCAGGAACAGTCGGCCCAAGCCCAGACCATGGCGAAAGAGCAGGCCGAAACCCAGCGGCAGGCCATGCAGCACCAACACGAGCGGCAAATGGCTGCGATTGACGCACAGCGGGACGCCCAACTGCAGGCGCTGCAACAGCACCACGATGCCCAGATGCAGGTAATGCAGCAGCAGCATGCCGAGGCGATGGACAAGGTCCAGAACATGCTGCAGTTGATCCTTCAGCGGATGAAGGACAGCACCACCTTGGAAGTGGCGGAGATGGCGAATCAAACCACGCTGCAAACGGCGCAGATCAGTGCTGCGAAGCAAAGCGACAGCGAATGAGAAAACGCTACATCCAATCCCCTGATCCGCCCTATGAGCTGATCCCTGAAGACGAATACGAGAGGCCCGCACAAGCGGGCTTTTTTGTGCTCCCCGACATCCAGCCGTATCGCTCGATGGTCACGGGAGAAATGATCGGTGGACGTAGACAGCACCGAGAACACCTCAAGACCCACAACGTAGTGGAAGTGGGTAACGAAAAGATTACTCCGAAGCCGCAGACGCTGCCTGGCGGGCTGAAGGAGCAAGTCATCCGGGCAGCGCATCAACATCTTCGATAGGAGAAACCATGCCGACGCAATCGAACCTCATTGGATCAGGCTGTCCTGCACTGCAGGCCCAGGCCTCGGTGGGGATTGTCAAAGGTGGCCTCACGGCTGCTGGCACGAACCAGGGCACGGCCGCTGCTTGTCCTTCCGATTTCAACGTGTTCACCACCGTCGCGAGCTCGACGGGGGCAATCCTGCCGGCGACAGGCTCGATGTACCAAGTACCCGATCAGCTCGTTGTGGTGAATCACGGTGCGAATGCCTTGACGGTCTATCCGCCCTCGGGTGGAACCATCGGCACGAACGCCGCAAACGCTGGTGTATCCGTTCCTGCCGGGAAGATGGGCTTCTTCTACGTGGTTGGCTCTAACGCCTACGCGTATTCGGTGTCCGCCTAACCCATTTCTCTCCTGTTCAAGCCGCCTTCGGGCGGCTTTTCTTTTTCTGAAAGCCAATCTGTGACCACTCTCAGAGACGCACTGACCGAAGCACTGGGCAAGTCCGAAGCCGGAACGCTGGAGACTCCCCAAGAAACACCGATCGAATCTCCTGCACAGGAGGTTGTGACCGAAACGCAGGAACAGAAAGAAGCCCGAGCCAGAGATGAGCAAGGGCGCTTCACGAAGGTCGAGGCCAAGGAAGGCAAAGAGCCTGTCCAGCAGCCGGAACCCACTGGTCAGACGCAGGCAACCACACGCAAACCTCCCTCGTCCTGGAAGAAGGACTATTGGGGTCATTGGGAACGTCTGGGCACGGACCCCGAGCTGGCGAAGCTGCAGGATTACATCGAGCAGCGAGAAGCGGATTACGCCAAGGGCGTGTCCACGTACAAGAGTCAGTGGGATCAAGCCGCCCCCGTGTATGAGGCCATCCAGCCGTTCATGCCGGAGTTGCAACAGTACGGCATCCAGCCGGGGCAGTGGATTCAAAACCTCGGGAATGCTCACCGCACCTTGGCCCTGGGCTCTCCCGAGCAGAAGCTGCAGATGTTCGCCAAGCTGGCGATGGACTATGGAGTCCCGCTGCAAGCTCTGCAAACCGGCCAGATCGATCCACAAGCCGGGCAGCTGATAAACGAAGTCTCCACGCTGAAGCGTGAATGGGAGAGCGAGAAGCAGCGCCGGTTAGAAGCCGAACAGGCCGCGATCTATCAACAAATTGATGCGTTTGCGAAGACGCATCCCCTCTTCGAGAAAGCGAAGCCGTACATGGGACCGCTCATACAGAGCGGCATGGCGACTGACCTCGAAACCGCCTATCAGAAGGCGATCCGACTTGACGACGATCTTTGGCGAGAACACCAGGCCCAACAGGCCAAGGAAGCCGAAGCCGAGCGCCAGGCAGAGATCGCCAGGAAGAAGGCGGCGGCTGTTTCCCCAAAGTCTTCGAGCCCTACAGGTGCGATGACCGCTGGAGGCAACACCAAAAAGGGCCTGCGCGAACAGCTGTCCGAAGCAGTGGACAGCATCGCTGGCGGGCGTTTTTGAACCTGTCCACTGAAAGGAAGACGCCATGGCATTTGCCAACAGCGCCATCACGGACATTGTTGCCACCACCATCCAGAACCGCTCCGGGGTGCTGGCCGACAACGTCCTGAACAACAACCCCCTGCTGCTTCGACTGAAGCAAAAGGGCAATGTCCGCCCCTTCGGAGGCGGTAACGTGATTTTGGAAGAACTGGCGTACACCGACTCCAGCACTTCCAACGTCAACAGCTATTCGGGATACGAAATCCTGAACATCAGCCCCAACAGCCCAATCTCCGCTGCGCAGTTCTCTATCCAGCAGTACGCAGCTGCGGTGACGATGTCGGGTCTGGAAATGCTGCAGAACGCGTCCAAAGAGCAGATCATCGATTTGCTCGAAGGCCGCATCATGATTGCTGAAAAGCAGCTCATAAACCGCATCAATGCCGACCTGTACGGGGATGGCACGGGCAACAACGGCAAGAACCTCACGGGCCTGGCTGCTGCGGTCCCTGACTCTCCGTCAACCGGTGTGTATGGCGGTATCGACCGCTCGGTGTGGTCGTTCTGGCGTTCGCAGAAGTTCTCCGGCGCGACCGATGGTGGTGCTGCGGTGTCTTCGGCGAACATCCAGGCCTACATGACGCAGCTGGCGATCAAGCTGGTTCGCGGCAACGACAAGGCTGATCTTGGCATTGCGGACAACGCGTACTACGCGATGTACGTCAACAGCCTGCAGGCTATCCAGCGTGTCACCGATCCGGAACTGGCTGGTGCTGGTTTCGCTGCCCTGAAGTTCTATGGCGGCGGCACGGCGATGGACATCGTCCTTGGTGGTGGTATTGGCGCTCAAGCCACGGCCAACCACCTGTGGATGCTCAACACCGACTACATCAGCCTGCGTCCTCACCGGGATCGCAATTTCGTGCCGATCGGTGGCGAGCGTCAAGCGGTGAACCAGGACGCCATCGTCAAGCTGATCGGCTGGGCGGGCAACCTGACTTGCCGTGGCTCGCAGTTCAACGGCGTGCTGATTGCCTAAAGGAAAGGAGAAAGCATCATGGCCTACTGCGTGACCC